GCTAATATTCGCGCCACATACGGCGCGGTAAATCTTATCGTCCGCGCCCCCGGCCGGGCTCCATTCGCCGATCACGGGCGAAAAACCAGTCCTCAATTGTAGAGCCGGCGCAAAGTGACGCTCCCCGACTGGCACGCCGCGATAGGATAGAGCGACCCACACCGGCACGCGCGTTGCGTTGCTGCAGTCAAATAGCGTCAGCTCCTCGCGCCTATCGACTTTTGGACCAGAGCGAGTGGGCGTTATACGCAGAAACTGAAACCTCACGGTAACGCCACGAATCGCTTCGCCTTTCGGGAAGTAGCGCTGCGGGTCGTTATTGTCGTAGTGACCAATGCTTGCCCGGTCATAAGAAGTAATCCGCGCATCGTTACTCTCGACCACCACCCAGCTGGAAGCAGCCTGCACAGAGAAAGAAAGAAGCGTGCCGGACATAAGCGCGAGCGCTGCAAAGCACTGTGTAGCTTTCATTCAATTGTTCCCTTCTAACTTGCTGATAAGGCCTCGTACATAGCCGATGTGACCAGTCACAATAGCGGCCGCTGACCGGCCCGCTCGTGCGATGCGGACCATCGGGCCGAGACTATAAAGCTACAGCGCAATGCATGTGTAGTGATTATCTGCGGGCGTAGCTCGGGCAATATCAATAAGCTGTCAGCCCGCACCTATTTGGCTAAGCACCTCGTTCTAGAGCGGTTGCGCCCCTCAAAGCGCCCTAGAATTTTCATACAGGTCCGGCGGCCCGCTGTCCAAGGGCAAACGCCCGGAGGTGGTCAGATTCGGCGTCCGATAGCGCGCAATACGTGTGTATTTCAACTTGGATCCGTGGAAGTATCCGCCGGCCAACAACGTCTGATGAGCGAAGATCACAAGGAGCAACACCAATGAGCGACCTGCTACGCCTTGCTCAGGCAATGAAGGTGATTGAAGCACTCGACGCACAGATGCCCATCCGGCAGGCGCGTTGCTTGGTACAGCTTGCCCAGGTAGACGAGCCGATGCATCAGACGGAGCTGGCCAAGCGCACAGGCCTATCCGTTTCCACCATGTCCCGCTATGTGGCGTCCTTCGGGCCGAAGGGGCTGGGACTGGTAACCAACGAGAAGAACCCAGAAGAAGGCCGGTGCCGGGTAGTCGGCCTGACCCGCAAAGGGCGCAGCATCATCAAAGCACTTGTGACAGAACTCGAAACCGCCTAACCCCCGCAAACAAAGGGGGAACCGTTAGTGGTTCCCCCCCAGTTACTGTTTAAAACACGTCCCCATCAGGCGCCGCATCGAGCACCGGCGGGATCTGCCGCAACTCGCCCTCCTCCGGGAACGGTTCGCCAGTAACGGCATGCACCGCACGACGGCCGGTTAACGCTTGCCAGCGCCGAACGATGACATCAGCAAACGCTGGGTCAAGCTCCATCAGCCGCGCACACATGCCAAGGCGATCGGCAGCAATAAGCGTCGTCCCAGACCCACCGAAGGCATCGATCACGATATCGCCAGTTCGGGCCGATTGCTTCATCAGCCGCTCCATAAGCGCGACCGGCTTCTGCGTTGGGTGAAGGCCAGACTTCGCAGGCTTCGGCTCGTATATGATCGAGGAGGGATGCTCTTCGACCATAGCGTCAGCAGACACGACCAGTACAGAATCTCCCACACGCACCTGGTAGCGGCCGTCGTCCATCTTGGTGAACGGTGAACCTTCGCCCAGGTTAATCACGCTGGTGTTTTTTCGGCCGCCATACCAGCGGTGAGCACTGCCAGGCTTCCACCCGTACAGAATAGGCTCGTGAATCCACTGGTAGTCGGAGCGACCCAACACAAGTACGTTCTTTCGCCAGATTAGGCAGCTCTGCAGCTTGAACCCCGCCTCTTGAAACGCACGCCGGAAGTTCACCCCCTCGGTGTCGGCATGGGCCACGTAGATCGGGGCGCCAGGCTTCATCTGCTGGAATACTGCAACATACATTCCGGAGAGGAACTGGTAGAAATCCGCATCGCTCATGTTGTCATTGAGGATGCCGCCGGTCTTGCCGCGATTGCCCTTGTCGGCCCGATCGAGCGCCTCGTTTTTCTCCCCAATAGAGACATTATACGGAGGGTCTGTGGCAACCAGATCCGCCCGCTCGCCTTGCATGAGACGATCCCAATCATCCAGGCTTAGAGATGATCCACAGCAGAGCCTGTGCGGTCCTAGCACCCAAACGTCACCCTCTACCGTTACAGGCTCCTTGGGCAGCGGCGGGGCGTCGTCAGGGTCGGCGTCCGGATCGATCTCGGGCAGGTTGGCCATCAGTTCGGCCAGTTCGGTCTCGTCGAACGCGGTCAACGCCAGGTTGTAATCAGCGTCTTCAAGTTCTTTCAGTTCCAGGGCGAGCACTTCAAGGTCCCAGCCGGCCGACAACGCCGAGCGGTTGTCCGCAATGATATAGGCGCGGCGCTGGTTTGCGTCCCAGCCAGTGCAGTCCAGCGTTGGCACCATGCCGATCGGGATAGCCGTGCCGTTGGGGAACTTGATCTGCTCGCCGCGCTTGTAGATGTTTGCGGCGGCCATACACCGGCCGTGACCGGCGACCAGACCCATATCATCGACCAGGGCGGCGTTGGTCCAGCCGAACTCCAGCAGCAAGCCCTCCAGCTGCTCGACTTGCGCGGCAGAGTGCGTCCGGGAGTTCCGGGCGTAATGCACCAGGCTGTCGAGCGGGCGGAGTTTGATTTGTGGGACTTCAACATCAAGCCCCATCAGGTGGGATAGATCAGTCATTGCTTCCTCGGTCGATCACTACGGTGGTGTTGCCTTCGCCCTGATCAAGGCCCCACGCCCTCCGCTCGCCGTCCTGCAGGAGCTTGATGGTTTCGGCGGTAATCTTCGCCAGCTTGGCGCGCTCGAAATCCCGGCCCTTGAGCGCCTCAGCCGAAAGGCCGCGAACGACCTTCCACTCGTCACGGTGACGATCCACGATCTGGGCGCGACGTTCGGCGCCCTCGTCGCGGGTGACCGTTCGCTGGACGTCCGCCATTGCTTCCGGGGTTGGGTGCAGCACGAGCGGCTCGATCGCCGTGCTGACGCGATCGGCCAGACGGTGGGCTTCGGCCGTCATCGCGGCAGTGTTCTCGGCCTTTTTCCAGCCTTCCTCCAGCGAATAGCGGTCAACGACGCCCTTGGAGACGCCGAAGTGAGTCGCTACTTGCGCCTTGGAGACGGATGGGTCGGACTCGTACATGGCCCGGGCCGCGATTTTCTGGCGAGGGCTGAGAGCTTCGGGGCGTCCGCCCTTGGCACTTGAGGCCGTAGGGCGCCCGGAACCCGCTGGCGCGGCGGTGGGGGCTTTCTTGGGGGGCACTTGGGTATTACTCGAAACAGAATAATACCCAAGACTGTTGTCACGACGGTGACCGTGGGTAACTACTGATGGTTACCCGTGGAGGAACGCTATTTTGCGTTAGCTTTTTTCTGCTGCATGAGCTCGATAGCCAGCTCACTTGTAGCGCTGGACAGAGTTTCGAGCGGGTTAGCTTGGCACCAATTCTCAATCCAAACATTGCGACCCGTGGCATCTGTGTCTTTGCCTAAGTTGCTACCCTGAACCCCATTGATCCCGGTCAGGAAACCAGAAATCCATGCGTCGGCCAGCAGCCTCTGCATTCGATCAGCTTTAACAAGGGTCCCGCAGCTCTCCGTGCCAGCACCAAAAACGGTGTAGTTGCCGGCATGAGCAGGTCCAGCGAGAACGAATGCGGCGGTTAAAAATGCAAAACTGAGCTTCATGTGGGCGTCCTGTCCTATTGCAAAACGCCATCATAGCCGGGCAGCGTACCAAGGAGCTATCGATCAGGCTTCGGTTTTCGGCCCGCTATGAACCAGCGGTGCGCCTCCCAGTCGATCGAGCCGCCGCAGTGCCGGCACACGTACGCCTGATGGGAGATGCTGCGCAGGATCGCCGTGTGTGGATCCTGCTCGAACTCATGATAGGCGCACGATTCCAGGCGGCGAAGATTGTGCCGAGCCTTGTCCGCGATTGCCTGGATGGCAGAGACGGGCACGTCGGCATTTGTTGCCAGGGCTTGCACCCGAACGTCGACATCAACCATCAGCAAATTACCTCGGGGGCCGAGGGAGCGTCGGCGACCCGGTGAAGGCCAGGCGTCACCTTGTCGAATACCAGGTCCAGGTGCGCAACGATCAACTCCCACTGGGCCTGCGTCGGGGGCTGACCGGGATTCAGTTCGGCATACCCGTGCAACCAGTAGGCAAACTGCTTGGAGCTCATTTTTCCCCGAGCCGAGGCCGCTGATCGAACGGTAACTGGCCTGCCGTTACCGCTGGTTCCCACCGTATTTACAAGGGGTTGGCGAGGAACACGCCCGCCACGCTGGGCATACAGAGATTCGGAGTGCATGGTCAAAATTCCGTTGGTTGTTGGACAGCGCGACGCAGGTTCGAGACGCCAGTCTGCAGATCAGTACGGGCCATTGAGAGCCAGCGACCAGGCTCAGCGAACGTAATGCGCGTCAGCACCATAGCCGCCTCGGGGGTGTTGGCGTCCCTTGCGGCGGCCTGCTGGGCATTGATCGTCGCAGCGGCGTCTTTCAACAGGCGAAACAGCGCTACGCCCAGAGCGTCGAGACGCTGCAGCAGCGCATCCTCTGGACTGACCGCAGGAGCAGGGTCGGCACCCTTGGCCGCTTGTGCAGCCTCCCATTGACGCTGGTGCAGCAGGAAGCCGAGGTAGGGCCAGATGGCCTCGCGGGCTCTGCCATAGGTGAGCTGCTGCCCGGTCAACAGGTTGAAGTTTTCGGGGCTGGCCACCGCAGCCTCGCCGCGCACCACGAAACCGTTATGCAGGGTGATGTCGCACAGGTATGACTTGCCTGATGGGGAGAAACCGAACGTGTGGCTGGCGATCGCAGCTGTCACATCCTCGGGGGTTATACGAGGCGCGGTCAGGCCTTTAGCCTGTAGTTGCGCCTCCAGTTGCTGCTCGTTACTCATGGTTACGCCTTAAAATTCCAACTACGGAGCGCCCATCTAGCGCCCGTTATTCGGTGAATCCCGGCAAACCCACGCAGGTACAAGGCCTGCGCGGTTGCGTCGTCAGACTTCCAATCAGGTCGGCACTTTTGCAGCGCCACCGAGGGCAGCGGCCAGACCACCGCCGAGGGTCGTCTTGTAGGCCGAGGCGCTTTCGAGGAAGCCCGTCGACCATGACCACTCGTTGCGGTAATAGGCCTTGTACGCATCGCGATCGAGCTGCACGGTTTCGTCGACCGACACCTCCAGCATTTCAATCACGTCCAGGTAATCGGCCGCATGGTTTTGCGGCGGCGACAGACGCAGGATTAGATCCTTGAACACGCCAGCCTGAGCGCGGGCCAATGCCTCGCCAAGGAACACCACGACGGCGGCCTCGTATTCGACTTTGGCCTGCGCGTACTGGACGCGGTGAAGGTCCAGCCCGGTACGCAGAGCATCGATCAGCGCGTGGCGGTTGACGTTGACGTGTTGGTGTCGCAAGTTGAGCACAGGGATTCTCCAGTAGGGGGCAGGGGGTCAGCGCTTGCCGGATTCGGTGATGGGCAGGCTGGCCTCGGTCGGCACGTAGATCACCTGATTTTTCGTCTGCTCGAGCGCCTGGATTTTCAGATACGACAAGTACCCTTCTGGGCCGCCCAAACCGTCAGCAATGATCTTGTTTGCCTGTGCGGCACCACGGGCGCGAGTTACTTCTGCCTCGGCCAGATAGGTCGCCGACTCCGATTTGGCCTTGGCTTCGGCCGTGGCGATCTGGCGGGTGTAGTTCGCCTGCGCGAGTTCAGCCTCGCCCGACTTCTCAGCGCGCCACATATTCCACATAGGCAGGCCGAACATCAGGAACACCAGAACAATGACGACAGAGACCAGCAGCAGGCCGACAGCGCCGTTACCGCGTTGTTGTTGTTTCATGGGTACTACTCCAGTGGGAAAAGGGGGATGGCCATCGGCGCACGCGCTGCAGTAGTCGCACACCATCTGCGAGCCCAGGCACGACCAGCACGGCTCGGCCAGGAAACAACTGCAGTTGCCGTCTGAGGTGGGAGTCATGACGCCGCGGCAGCCATCACGGCCGCACACGTCGCCCTCGTCCTGCCCGTATTCAGGAACCGTCATCACCGGTAATGCCCGATGATCCAAATGGACGGGCCAGCGGTCTTGGTACCCAGCAACCGGGTCAGGTTGCCGCGCACCGTTTCACCGTGGTCCACCAGCGCAGACAGGGGATTGACCGGCTGGGGCAGGGCATAGAACGCCTCCGATTTCGCGACCACATGACCGATGGCCACGTAGTCCTCGCCCCACAGGACGCATAGCCCGTTGTGGTGCTTGATCGGGCCATAAGCCGAATCGGTGTAGGGTTCAAGGCGCTCGAAAGCGTCGTCGCCAAGCAAGGCGCGGACCTCTTCGGGAAGCAGGCACAGGCCGATCAGCACGTAGGTGTTGTGAGTGACGGACATACGGGACTCGGATCAGTTGGGTTTAGGTTTGGGCTGCCAGACTTGCAGGCCGGCGGCCGTGGCGCGCTTGACCATATCGGCGGTTCCACGCGCACCAGGGAAGGCAATCACCCCCTCGGGCACCAGCCCGTAGACGCCCTCGAGCATTGCCTGATTGCGCAGCGGGCCAGCCTTCGCGCCTTGGGCATGCCAGAGAGCGGGCACCGACAGGGCGGGCACCCCACGGCTTGCAGCCCACGCCCCGGCGAGCGTGTCAGCGCCAGGCGCAGCGCCATGAATCAGCAGGGAGATCGGGCGGCGGCCATGCGCGGCGTCGAGGGCCAAATACACCAGGTGAGCGCCGTTAAAGTCGCGGCCACCACAGATGAGCATTCGCATCAGTCGATCACCCACGCGCACCAGAGAAAGAACGTGCCCCACCCATAGCTGCCGTTGAACACGGCGGCGCAGGCGCAGAGTGCAAGCAACGGCTTCATGCCGGCACCTCCAAGACGGCAGGCGTTGTCACGTCCACGGCGGGGCCGTCCAGCCGGCGCAGATGTTCGCGCCGCACCAGGCACCAGCCCGCGTCGCCGGCCTTGTTGACCAGGGTGTCGCCAGTCACCAGCCAAGCGGGAAACTCGCCAGATAAACGCAGGTATTCCCCGCGCTGCGTCGGGTCCTCGAAGACCTGCCCAGGCAGCACGAAAACCACCAGTTCGCAGTTGCGGCCGACGTTGGCGTCATGGCTCACAAACCCGGCGATCCAGCACAGGTCGCCAGCTTTCAGAGGCGAGCTCATTGGGCAGCCTCTTTGCCGTTCGGGTTGAAGTACGGACGCACACCGCCTATCTGACGCGGGAAAAAACCCCACCACAGCCAAACAAAGCACGTATAGGTGGCAACAGCGTCGAAACGCTCGCCCGGATACACGAGGTTGAGCGGGCACTCAATCTCATACACCGAGGACCGCCCTACCCGCGTCACGGCGTAGTCGTTGGTTTCAAAATGCGGCATCAGAAACGCCAGAATCTTTTTGAGAGCCATGCGGAAAAACTTCTCTAGCAGGGTTGGAATGCACCAAATCCTGCTGTCACGACTTCGCCTCTATATATAGAAGGCAACAAAAAGCCCCTCAGCGGGGCGATTCGATCACGGTGCGCGGCCGTCGATACGACGTCGGGGGCGGGATGACAAAGCCAGCCAGGCACAGAGCACCCAGCAGAGCGATGCAGTTTGCTGCGAATCGTTTCATAGGGCGCGCTTCCAACGGATGCGGGTGTAATAGCCAGCGCGGCTCGAGCACCGCGCAGGGAGCGAGAGCCGGCGGCGCACCGTCCCGCTGTTCGCCCAGACCAGATGGGACTGGGCAACGCACAAGACCTGATACCTCATGGCCCCTCCATTGCGCGGCAGATCACCATTGCGCAAAGCGCCGCCAGAAAGCACCCCACGACCGGGTGCAGGCCAAGGAATTCGAGGACGGTCATGGCTTCACTCCGGCTGGCGTGTCGGGGCAGCTGGTGACGATATGGCGTTGATCCCCACCCTCAAACGAGACGTGGAACACGCATCCGGACAGCAGCAGGACAGCAGCCAGCGCGCCGGCCAGCAGCACGGCGATGCGTAGCGACCACAGCGCCTGCGTCGTCAGAATCAGTGCGACCAGGAACACGCCGCGCAGGATCACCAGGAATTGCAGCAGCAGAACGATCGGCGCCAATATCCCGCGCACCAACCAAGCCGCACCGATCGCCGCAATCAGGCGAAGATGATTCAGGGTCACGATTCGGCAGCCTTGAGACGACGCCCCAGACGACGCCACGCGATCACGGCCAATACGACCCAGATCAGCGCGGTGAGGATTTGGAACGCCATGTTGTGGCGGGAACCGGAGCCCAGAGGAAGGACCATAAAGCCCGTCAGAACAAGCGTGGTGCGCTCGTCGCCGATGAACCGGAGAAAGCTGTAGAGGGCGGATTTCAGGAAGGCAAACAAGGGAAATGGACCGGGGAAAGCCGGGAGCCGCCCGACGCGGTAACCAATGTTTGGCGTCACGACCGGCAGGGGGTGAAGCGGAAGGTGTTGATCAGCTTGCGAGGGCGTGCGCGGCCAGAGGGATATCGGCGTCACGGCGTGCGCGCACCAGCTGGTGGACGCGGAAGGTCAGATGTTCAGCAGCGTGCGGCCCCTTATGAGTCCGCACCTGCGAAATGTAGTCGTGCCGTAAGGCCTTGTTGGGTATGTGATCAAGCACGAACAACGGCTCTACAGCATCCATCAAGGTCTTGAACGCAGCCACAGCCTCGGGGCCGCGCTTGTTCAACCGCTGCTCAATCGCCTCGATCCGTTTTACGTGATGCCGTTTAAGCATCCACACGGCCTCGCACTGGGCGCGCCATTCTTCGGAGGTCGATAGCACCGTACGCCCATCGTGCAGAGTGACGGACTGAGGTGCCCAAGAGCAGCAGTTAGACATCAGGACGCCTCAGCAGCCCGAGGAAACAGAGCGCTTAGAGGAATCATCACAGCCTTCGATTTGGCGCCGCCGAACGACTTGGTCACGTCGGTGCGGGTAGAGCCAGGAACAGTTATGAGGAACTGCCGCAAGCCCTGTCTATCGCCGTACAGCTTCTCGGCAGCAGTTTGCAGGAACGGCACGCCGGTGCCGAACAAGACCATCTTGCCCTCCAGCAAAATACCCTGCGATTTCAGTGTATTCAGCGCCGCGTGTTGCGTGCGTACTTCCACGTCATTGACCGGGGCCACGGCTACGCGCAGGACTTCACGCAGTTGCGTTTCGGTGCCCTGATGCGAGACACAAAGGTCGAGCAACGAGTCCAGCGCTACCCGCGTTCTGTCATCGGGAGGCGGCAAGGCTTTCGGGGCGCGAGGCTTCGGAGGTTTGACGGCGCGGAACAGCTTACCGGTCAGGCGCTGGGCCTGTTCCAAATGGTAAGCCAAAGCAATGTCACGCTGAGCAATGACGGCCTCAGCATTGCGGATGTCTTCGATTGCAGGCGCAACAGGCGCAGGCGGTGCATTGAGGAACAACTCGCGGGCGTACTTTTCGCAATCGATGAAGTAACGTCGGGCCTGCTTGCCCCGGGCGTTGCGCTCCACCATGGATAGCTCTTTCGCCATGCCCAACGTCAACGCGAACTCTTTGGATGGGCGTCCGCCCTTCCCTGTCGGCGCGACGTTGTGGGTCACGTAGTCGATACCCTCCTCGAAGTCGAACTGCTCGATGCGCTGCTTGATCCAGGTGGCGAAGTGGTCACCGTTCTCCAGGAACGTATGGAGCGAACGTGCGTCGGTGGTTGGGACCAGGTCCTCACCTACGGATCGCGTCGCGACCTCGAATAGGTCATCTTGCATTACAAATTCCCCTTTCCTGTTTGGTGCTTCGGGTATTGGTTGCGCAGTCCCGGCGGTGGCGTCGCCGGTTGCGGTGAGCTCGACAGTTGGCGCTGTCGGCTCGGTACCTTTGGTTACGGTCATTTTTGGATTCCCAAAAAAAAAGTCCAGCGCAGTGATCGGGCGCCAACCCCCGACTCGATGAAGAGTCGCTGACCACTGTCTGGACCTTGACAAGTTTATCGGAGTTGGCAAGGTAAATGTACAGCATCGTCGCACCAAAAGGGAACCACGACGGTTACTGCCAGTTACTCTATTTCCGTTTCCGATAGCCCTGCCCTTTTTGACCTCACGACCCGCCCAAACCATTGGTTCTGAGCCCTATTGGCGCCCTAAAACACACACCTACACACAACACCCCAGTAAATACGGGGCCTGTAGGCGTTTCGTAACCAGACTAATAGTCTGGAGACGCATTTCCGGGCGCGAAAATTGGCCCCCAGAGCCGACCAAACCAGACCGATCGGGTGGGGGGTTCTTTCATGCAGATTGTGACGACTGGGACCGCTCGGCCGCTGGAAGCTCACTCGCCACAAACAGCGAGGGAAATTCAGGGGAGGGTGATGGGTTAGCCAAGCAACGAATGCCGGCATCGATCATCACTCCACCCGAACGGCCTGCTGCATTGCGCTTGCGGACCTTCACACCGCAGGTGCAAACAGATGACACGTCGGAGGCCTGAGCCTTCGCGCCGCAGTTGGTGCAGAGATACTCGCAATCCACATCGCTCTCACTGATCGGGCGCGACACGATGCGGCCGAAACAGCATCGGCAAACGTGCGGCTCAAGGTGCCAGCGGTGGGATGGCGGGGCCTGAATCGGCGGCACCAACGTCAGGTGAGCGGCAGCCCCCCTTTTTTTAGCTGACGGGGCAACATCTTTACGGTCGGATATCAGGCGTACAGACACTAGAACAACTCTCCTTGGATTGGCACGGACATAGCGGGTGGAGGTCCAGCGTTGAATCCAAAGAAGACCTGCCGATGGCTATCCCGTAGGGCAGCAACCATCAGTTCCTCCAGGGAAACGGAGTGCTCTCGTTTGATGCGGTCAATCTGGTCGCCGTTCCTGAATCGGATTGTGCGCAGGGCCACGTCGGGGTGGAGCTTGGGCGGGCGCCCTTTGGCATTTTTGCCTATGAGGAATTCCCGCTCACGATTCCAGCAACTGACGCAGATGTCCCCTCGCACAAGCCGCATACCGGTCCGGTGGCAGCGCGAACAGATGCCCGATCCTTTGAGCGTTGAGACATGGAACGTCTCGAAACCAGCGTGCCGAGCCCCGAACGGGCAGTTGCGACATTTTGCCAGGCGCTCAGGAGGCGTCCGGCCGTTGGCTTCGAGCCACATGCCTTTACAGGCATCCACCCGTAGCGTTGCCTTGTGCCGTTCACAGCTGAACATTTGCACGTCCGGCAACTCTGGGATGGTGAAGTATTCCAATCTCACTCCAATACTGAAATTCCGGCTACTGCCATTAATTTTATCTATTAATTGACGTCAGAAAAGTCCTTTTTGTAATTTGTGACCATGTTATTTATCAATCAAGGCACCGTAGACGATAGCTGGCCAATTGATGCGGCCAAACGAACAGCGAGCGGTGACCACATTCAGAAATAGTTACCCCCAAGTTACCTCTTGGTTACCTATCAAAATAGGCCTACAGCCCTTTATATATCTATACAAGACAAGATTTATATATATAGAGGTAACTAAGGTAACCAGAAATACATATATCTGTATAAAGAGGTACAAAAAGCGTCCTTTGCCAAGAGGGAGATATGGGTGTCTCTCTCTATATAACTGTAGGTGTTTCCGGGTTACCGGTTACCTTTGGTCATTTTTGGGCATCGCTCTTAGAGCCTCTAAGGCCGTAGCGGTAACTCGACCCGTTACCGCAGGGTTACCGGTCAGTAACCGATACCACGAACCCCAGTGTTTCCGGGGGTTTCAGGGCATCGACCCCCGGTTACCGGCAAAAGGTAACTCCAGCGGTAACCGGCTACTCGGTAACCTCCGGAAAACCACGCGCTGCAAGGCTCCCAGCCGTTTCAAGCCCTCGTTACCCGGTAACCATCACCCCCCCGAACAGCCCGTCACCGCCTCGTCGTTACCCACCTTCGCAGGGCCATCCACAGCCATCGCGGCCAGTTACCCATGCGCGGTTACTTCTGGCGATTGCGCGGGGCGCAGCACCCAAGCCAGGGGAGGGTACGGGAGGGGCGCCGCGCCGATTGCTGGCATAGGAGGGGGTACGGGGGAGGTGCCCGCGTCACGCGGCCTCGGACCGCGTCGGTGGCGATCGCCCATAAATAAATGATTATTTATATTGCTCAAATTTGATTAACGGTCTTAGAATCCACCGGGACGAAAGGGTAATCATAATCAACGCAGGGCCGCCACCTCATGACCACAAGACCGATGACCGAGAAGCAAACCCGCCTGATGCAGGTGATTCACCACCAGGCTGAGTATGGAAACGACACCACCTACGGAATAGGCAAGCACCAGCCAATCAAGACGTACACGGAGGTCTTGAACCTTGAACGACGCGGACTGGTGACCGTTGTTGCCCGGGGCGACAGATGCGTAACGCTACGCCCCGCGCCGAAAGACCTGCCACCGGCTGATTGCCCCCGCTTCGCTGCCGCTTGGACGGTCGACGAATGCGCCGAATGCCTGCCCGGAATGCTTGATACAGACACCTACCAACAACTCTGGGCACACGTTCCGGCCGAAGGCGCCTCGCCAAAGCTTGAGGCGGTCTGGGCTAAGCTCGCCCCGCCAATTCAGCACCACATTCTGGACTGCTGGCGCAGGGAATTCGGGAATGACGATATCTGAAGATGCTGCTCCGATGCCCACCTATAAAGAGTGGATGGCTCAAGCGGCAAACGCGGGCCAAGATTTGGTGGCCGCCGACCTCGCATATACCGCTCTTATAAACGGAATGACCGCGACCCAGCGTCGCATGCTGGTTCAAAACCAACAACTAGCGAGGAATAGTCGTGATGAAAACCAAAAGCCAGATTGAAGATATTGAGAACAGCCTGCAAACTCTGGCCCGCTATAAAGCCAAGGTCACCGCGCATATGCAGAATGCCGAGAAAGCATCATATGCCGCCGCGCACTTTTCACAACGCGCCCAGCACTACAACAAGTTGGTCGCCGAATTGGAACTGCAACTAACAATCGGTCCTGCACTTATGCAAATTGCCACCTCGAAGTCGGACGAATCCGTTAAGCCTACAGACCTGCCAGAAGCATCCGCAGATTGAAGTGAGACAGACATGCCCGCCACATTGAACATCGGAATCGAAAGCCCGCCGGAGGGTGCTACCACCGAGCAGGCACTGGATTGGTACCGCCAAATGGCCGATATGAACATGACCGCCGCCGCCGCTGCCGCACTGGCGGCGCGTCAATACCTGCGCAAGATGCACGAATTACAAGCCCGAGCCGAACCCGAACCCCTACAGCGCATCCGCACGCTGCAATGATTCACCCGGCCGCGTTCCCTTGAGCGCGGCCACGCTCCACCAACGCCACGTTAAACCTGAAAGGAGAGTCCCCCCCGATGAGCATCAACGCTGATCATCGCAAGCTATTGGAGTTTGTAGCCCGAGCCATGGGCATCGAGATCGAGATAGTCCCGATCGCCAACGGCCCCGACATGGTGGTCGCCAAGTACCCGGAAACGGAGCAGCACCCAACCGATGGCTACCATTGGAATCCGATCGAAGACGACGGCGACTGCGCCCGGATTGAGGCCAAGCTGGGCCTGTTGCTGAGTTGGGAGGAACGCTGCGTGCGTTCGGGACAGCCCGACATTACCGGTATGCACGCCGAATGGTTCGCCAACCACGGGGAGGATCGCAACGCAGCCCGTCGCTTGGCCTCCGTTCGCGCCGCAGCCGTTGCCGGCATGGGGGTGGATTCGTGAATATCGAAGAAGGCCTGCTGGTCGCCCAACTTAAAGCCATCGCAGAGAAGGCCACCCCGGGCAGATGGTGGATAATAGACAACCACGGCAGCACCATGGTGGCGTGGGCCGAAAACAAGATTCACATCGTATTCAAAACCAGCGAGACAATGGGTGCCGCAGCTCGTCGCGAGGAAACCGGCAACCTCTCCCATTGGCCCAATGACTGGGATGCTTCTTATATAGCTATGGCCAACCCAGCCAACCTGCTGGCCATCATCAAGATGCTGGAGGATGCAACTGATCGCGTCGTGTCGACAGACGCTTTACTTGCCCAAATCAAGCGATGGTACTCCCAGCTGGAACAGGCCAACGAAGCCCAGCAATACCGGCTGGATCAAGCCGAAATCCTGCTGCGCGCATTGATGAGCAACGACGACGCGACCATCACCGACGCCCTGCGAAAAGCTGAGGCCTTCCTCAACCCGGTCACCGTCGCCGGGGTGGCTGCATGATCGAGAACGAATACAGCCGCGAAGACCTGGACCGGGTCATCCGCAAGATTAAGCACTGCCTCGCCCTGTCCACCAGCAGCAACGAACACGAATCCGCAGCTGCCATGCGCCAGGCCAAAAAGCTGATGGACAAGTACCGTCTCACTGAAATGGAAGTCGAGATGAGCGACGTCGGCCACACGTTCGGCGCCGTGGCCAAGACCCGCCTCAAGCATTGGGAATCGGACCTCGCGCAGGTCGTTTCGGACGTTTTCGATTGCCGCGCCATTCAGTACCAAGACGTGTATGCCGGCCGGAAGCGAGTGCGGATGATGTTCACAGGCGTATCGCCCGCCCAAGACATTGCGGTCTATGCCTTCGACACCCTGCACACGAAACTCACCCATGACCGCCGCCTGTTCGTTGGGGGACTGCGGCCGGACAAACGTCGCCGCGACGGGCCACAGGTGCGGGGTGACCACTTCGCCCGGGCGTGGATTTGGGCGGTTGCCGACAAGCTACGGGCGTTGGTGCCGCAGGCCGAAGACGACATCGATGCGAGCGGCGAACGTGCCCTGATGGTCGTTCGCCAGCGCGGCACCGAGCTGATAGACGCATACCTCAACCAAGTGGGCAACTTGACCTCCATCACTTACCCGAAGCGCAAGGCCAATGACGATGACCTGCGGCGCGGGTTCGCTGCAGGGCGCAAGGCTGAGGTCAACCACGGAGTGACAACCGCCGGTACCGGGCCAGCCCAGATTGCGGGTGGCCTATGAGCAGCGTCGCAATAGGCGCTCCGTGCGCTATCCCTTTCCTCTCGGGCTGTCCGACCGAGGAAGTCTATGTGTTCCCCTGCGAGCCAGAACCCGCCCTCGAGCACGTCGGCCTGCGCTGCACCCAATGCGGAATGACAGTCAGCGCAACCCGAGCAAAAAAGGAAGCCACCGATGCCCAACTTTGAGTGCATGGCGTGCGAGAACCACTATGTGGCTCACGCGACCAACTGCCCAAAGTGCGGGCACGACGCCGCCAAGATCCTGCCCGCGATCCACCGGCACGCATGGGGGCTGGCTGAAACAGACGATGGGGGCTGCTGGATATGCACAAAGTGCTGGGTTTCAGCGAGTACCGGCAGATTAACCGTCGCCCCACCCGTTGAAGGTTGCACGGTGCCGCCCCGTTCCCACCCCCGCTGTGAGATTTGCAGCACGCCGGGAAACGTCGTCCCCGGATTGCACTCCTCCGGCGCCGGCTCGCTGCTGCAGCAAATCGTCGAAGCCGGTTCTGCCCTTGACCCGTCCGACATTGAGGACTTCGCCCGGTCCGCATTTGAGGAAGGCATGCAGTTCGGGGTGAACGTCGACCTGTTCACCAGGTACGCCAATCGCATCATCAAAGCGGCCCAGGCATCGATGCTCGAATCCGTCCGGGAAAAGCTGCTCGACCCGGAAATAGCCCACGTTGGGGAGGCTCAGTTGCACGACCGCCAAGCCCCATAGGTCGTGATGACCATCATTCGGCGCGGTGAAAGCCGCGCAACCCTTTTTAAATCTACGGTTTAGAGGAACGGAAAGTGGAAGTACTCCTGCTTGTTGGCCTATTGGCCCTCAACACATTCATCAGTTGGTACAACGCGAAAGTCTGCGGCACGTATTGGGAGGAATCGAAGGTGCTGGGCGGCTTCCCCCGGGTGCTTATGTGGTGCGGCGCCATCCAGAGCGCTATCGGTTTCTCTATGTTGTTCTTGCTCGTCATGCTGGGCGTCGCCCACCTGACCGGCCACCTCCCGCCGGAGTTGGCACACGCCACCGTCTCGCTGTGGTACTTGCTTGTCATCCTTCCATGCATCGGTACCGGCCTGATCATCACCGCGCACTCTTGGGTCATCGCCTGGCGCGATCGTAGCTGGCAGAACATGGGCGCCGCCGCGTGGAACACATTCTCCACCGGCATGAATATTTATGACCTGGCGAACGGCGGCGGCGCGACGGCACTCAACAACATTGGCGAGCTATTCAGCAGCGACAGCGACGACGACGGCCGGCTGGGCAGGATTGCGATTGGCATGGTGCTGGTGGCCATCGTCGGCGGCGCCATGTTGACCGCATGGATTATTCGCACGTACAGCCAACAGGCGTGCTCCGAGATGTGCGCCAAGGCTGCTGCTGCATGAAGGTCAGCGCCGCCGAGTTGCGCGCCGCGGGGATTTCAATTGCCGATCGGATACCAGACTGCGCCACGATTGACCGCTCTGGAATTCACTACAGGTTGAAGGGTGTCACGTCATCCCAGGACCGCGTTATTACGTTCGATATGGAGGTCGAATTTACGGCGCCATTTGAGTGGATCACGTTAAGTGCTGAGGTGGGAAAAACGCTGGAGACAGAGAAGAAAAAAAGCGCTTGAATCGGCAGTGGCAGTAGGACGGATCGGGGGGCAATTGCTTGCCCCCTAATCCTGCTCAACCAATGCGCCGCCACAGCGCGGAAAGGAGAGTTGAGGTACGTGTTTTTTACCATATTCAGGCTTTGGAGTGTCAATTTACGCCTAAATATTAGCGAAAATCGGGGCCAGTCACGGTAAGTAAAATCTCTTAACGACGGTTTCGGTGAATATTCATAAATAATTCGTGAGCGATCTAATGTTTTTCGTAAATTAACCGATAAACGTGCTTGATAAGCAGACATAAATTCTGCCCTCCGGTTCCCTACCATTCGTCCAAACATTTCCCATATCGCTCAACAAGATTGCTCCCTGCCAAAACCATCCTCCTAGAAGCCACTAGGCTGTTACTCAAATTTGATTAACTAAATTTGATTAATGGTATTGATCATTTTTGATAGATGGCGCATCGTCCACCTGCACCGGAAAGGAGGATGCACGATGTTTAAAAAGCCACAAGCCGAAGCCGCCACGCTCGACGAAATCATGTACCACAATGCCCGCCGGGCTTTCTTCGGAGAGCGGATGACTCGCAACTTGGATAAGGTCAAACCCATAGAGATATGGGCAACCCTGATCACCGTCGCCGCAGCGGCAATAAAGCTTTACCTGATCACGCGCTAAACCGATGCGGGCCGGGGAGACCCGGTCCCTTTTGCCGCCACAGCAGATAAACACCGCGACACTCGCCCTGGCCTCTTGAAAAGATCGCCGGGGCGATTCAGTCTGATCAAACCCCAAGGAGAGACCGCCATGACCGAGAACGAACTCCACCAGCTGCAGGCTGAGGTGCGGGTATTCATTAAGGAATGTCAGGCCTTTGAAGACGTCCCTCACCGCTGGACCGATGGCTTGCCACAATTTCTGCTCGGGGCGGCCCTGACCGCCTCGCTGGTCCTTCTTTCGGCCGCTGTTCTGAAGTTCGCATAGCCCAGCGCAAGAAAAACTTTTCCGAAATATTCAGCCCCGCTCAGTCGGGGCTTTTTTTCGTCATGGTCATATAAACCGGGGTTTTCAGAGTAATTCGGAATATTCCGAATAACCCCCCTCCCCCAGTTACCGCACCTTCGGACCTCCCGTCCGGGGAAGTCGTGACGGCACGATCGGCGCTCCATTTGTAACCTCCCGACCACCGCTGACATGACGACCCTATGCCTATCTCACCGTTGGAAGTTCATCCCCAATCGACGTATCCAGTGCGCCGACTGCCGAATCATTGCCGAACCATCGGCCTCCTGCGCGGAGGTCAAGGGCGGCCGTACTTGGGCGAACTTGGAGCCAAGGTCGCGACAGCGGCGCGCCGTGGGCGACCGTCCCTGTTTTCCGTAGAGACGCTGGCCAACGCTTACGAACTGCGCACCGCCGGCAAGGACTGGCATCGCATAGGCCTGCTGCTCGGCGTCCCCCAAGGACAAATCCACTCAGCGGTGCGCCAGGCCTGTCGCACCGGGATCAGCCAGCGTCTGGCCGGATGACTCCGGACGAACTGCGGGCATCCGCCAGGGACTTGCGCAGGCTCGCCGCGTACGCCGACAGCCGAAGCGGCCGCCTCCATGATCTGGATCGGGCTGCGGAATATGAGCGGCAAGCGATCGCCATGGAGCAACCCGACACCGTCACCCCTGCCGCCATCGATGACGACGACGGCGAGGCTGAATTTCAAGCAAGGCTGAGTGCCACCCGGGCAAGTGAAGCTCTGGCGCGATCAGCGCGAATCCGTAAAGCAATGAGACAGATGGAAGCCTATCTAGGCCTCCCGCATAAGGACTAAGTAATGACCACTGCAACGCCAACGAATACCCCTATTGCCGCCCCTCGACTCTGGGCGGTTCACTTGAAAGGCGTCGACCAGGTCATCGCCATGCTCGACTTTGATGCCGCGACCAAGTGGGCCGACGACACCAACACCGAGTGGGCGCGCCAATCGGCCCGGCACCAACAGACCATCCCTGGCTTCGAGGCAGTCGTCGTCCACTCCCCGTGGGCAGGCGAAGAACACTACCGAAACTGCGCGCAGATACTTACCCAAGTCATGCAAGCCGGCGACGCGATGCTGAACAACCTACGTCATCAAGCCGCCAGGCTGCACGCTGACGCGATCCGCTACTACTTCCACCGCGACGTGTCCCTCAATCCAGCGTTGGAAGAAACGCTGCAGCCAGTGATGAGCTTTGTGGATGAGTTGGATGAGCCAAAAAACGCCACCGAATACGACGCCTTGATGGACCGCTGCATCCAAGCCGCCCGACAAGCAACCTTGTGGCCACCAGCAGCGCCAGAGGCCCCGGCAGTAGAGGTGGCCGCCTAATGAGCCTGACATGCTGCATTCAACTGCACGGTAAATTCTCAGCCGGCGAGCGCGGCGTCATCACTGACCCCGTTTTGGTCTTTGCAAGCGACTACACCAATATGGTCGAGAAACTGAGCGCCGAGCGAGACCATTGGAAAGCCAACCATGACTGCCTGCGCGAACGCGCTCGGTTGCTTCGCGAGCGTCTGGATATGCCAGTCGAGCGCGTCCAGGCATTTGACCAGGTGCAGCACCTGCAGCAAGAAGTCGCCACGCTGGTACAGACGGTCAATGAGCTGAGCCAGGCGCGCACCGCTTTGGAGATCGAGAACGGCGCCATTGAATCGCAACTGGTAGAGGCTCGCGCCCTGGCCAGTCAGTACAGCCAAGCCAACAGCCTGCTGTCCCGCACCGTGCAAATGCTGGAAAGCCAAGTCAAGACTTTGCAGGCGCATCCGCAAAGCTACCAGACCGGCTACAACGAAGGTCGGCGCCTGGGCAGCAAGCTGGCGCACCAGGAACGCAGATCGTTGGGCACCCGATTGGGCGAGCTGCAAAAACACGCCGACAGCCTCGAACTGTTCCTTGGCAACAGCGATAAGTACTGCCGCTCACTGGAAATACGCATCGACCGCACCGCCGCGTCCATTCAGCAGGCGTTTAACGCCAAGTTTGACGAGTGGCACCCGCTGCTCGAAGAAGCTCTGCGCTGCGCGTACAACCCGTCACCGGAAAACGTCCTTTGGAGCCACATCACCAAGGGCGGTCACTATGCGCTGATCGGTGAGTCCAGCGGCGCCGGCACCAAGCGCGGCGAACACCTGCTGGTCTACCGCGACACCCGAAACGGTGCGCTGTACCACCGCACACATTTCGATTTCCGCAGCAGCATGGTCGCAGTCGACCTAAAAGCTCGGGACCAAGCCCTCGGCCAGCCAGCCACCGACATGAGGAAAACCGCATGAAACTGACAGTACTGACCGGCTTTCGCGAGAACGTCGCGCAGCAGCTGCGCGCCACTGCGGTCGACCCCTTTTGCACCGGAGTTTCGATCGAGGGCGCCGGCACGCTGAAAGACCTGCTGCTCGACGGCTACCTCGCCATCAAGGCCCAGCCCGAGGATCAGCACATAGGTAAGGCCCTACACGCAGCCGTTTCGGCGCTGCATCTGGGTGACAGCAGCGACTATGAAGCCGCGTTGTGGGACGTCATCCGCAACATCGCGCCGCACCTGGTTGACCAGATGGAGGTCGACTCCGGCAGCGTCTACGCCCTGACCCTACCAGAAGTCCAGACCGAGGCAGAGCCGGAGGCTGTATGAACGACGTGGCGCGCTACACGCGATCCGATATCGTCTACTCAGGCTTGGAGCATGAGCATCGCCATTTCGTCGATGCTCGTGATTATGACGCGCTGCTCTCCAGGGTTCAGGCCTTGGAGGGCTACAAAGCCGCTATCATCAGTACCCTGATGATCAACCACGGCATGAAAGCCGAGCACGAAACCGATCCGCGTCAGGCCTTGGCTGACCTGGTGCATATCGAGTGCGAAATGGCGCTTGATGCGCGGATCAGCGAACGCGCCCGGCTGACCAGGTACTCCCGGCCGGCCGTCTCTTGGGTATTCATTCAGACACCTCCTGATTGGCAGCTTGTACCTTGCGAACCAACCCCGCAAATGGTGGCTGCGCCGTTTGCAGGCAAGGTCGAAGCCCAGTGCGTCAGTACGCAGACGCGTAGCCGTCAGCAGATGGCCGAGAACTACAAGGCCATGATTGATCACGCGCCAGTGAGCACGATGGGGGATATTTACGCCTACAACGGCGTGCCGGCGCGCAAGAAGGCAACCCAGATGGTCGATGGCCTGATGGTGCTGAGCCTGCGCGATGTAGGCTGGAATGCCGCACTGGACCTAATCGCCGGGCAGACCGAACTGGAGCTGACCGACGCGCTCAAGCGCATCCTGAACTTTCCCGAGTTCGTCCTGCAGGTCGTCGCGGCGGGCATGCAGAACCGGGGCATTGCCGACTTCGGCGGCATACTCGACCGGTCCAAGGTTCTGCACTGGATGCTGAGCATTTATCTGCACCACGGCGAAAACTGGGTAGCGATCGCCGCTCACGAACTGGGCGAAGGCTCGGCCTCGGAGATGCTGAGGCGCCATCAATGAACACCATGCGCGAGCGGTTCGAGCTCACTTATTGCCGGCAGCAGGGGCACGTCGTCCGATCGCGCCTGCTGTTCCGCCGCAACGCTGATGGGCGCTACAGCAACCGCGCCCTGGAATTGACGTGGTGCCGCTACAAGCGCGGCCACGTCCAGCAACTCACACAAGGGGCCGCATAGTGCCGATGATTCAGATTGCCCGGTACCGGCACAGCAAACAGTTCAAATCGGGCCTGCCGGCGATTGTCGGGCCGCGCTCTTACACCAACGCCCAGCGTCGCTGGCAGGCGCGTATTTCGGTCAACGTCCCGACCAGGCGAATCGAGATTCACGACCAGGACTTACAGGCCGTCGACACCGGCGGCGTCTTCACTGTGCCCGACTCGCCCGTCGCGCTGGTGTACGAGAACAGGCCCGAGCAGAGCATGACCGTGAATATCGGCGTTCTGAGCTACTCGCAGGCCTGCGAGGTCATCGCCGATCAGATGCAGGAGCTGCTCCGCGAGTGTCCGGACTGGACGGACTTTGAATGGCAGGTCTGGACGGAAAAGGGCAAGGCCCCGAAGGTTCGGAGGGCAGGATGAAGATCGAGGAAGACATCTGGGAGTGGCGCCCCGCTGGCAAGGCCTGTACAGGCAAGCACGTCTGGGTAGTATTCCTGAGCCACCGTATCCGTGAGTGCTGCGACTGTGGCGCCCGGGAGGATCTGCGGGCCGACTTTGGCATCGGCCCCCGGATCCCCAAGTCTAAAGCAGCATGACCAAGTTCCTCAAGGCGATGCCATCGCGGAGTTGAATGCGTTTTGCACAGCTTGGGAAGCGTATTTATTCGAGTCGTGCCCTATGTCGTTGACTTCCCCAAGGTCGGAAATCCCAACAAACTTTTTCTCGGCATCGCCAACGTCGCGTTGGCGCACTGTCCAATGGGCTCTCCCCCGAACATCCCGATCCTCATGCCCACCTTGAGCACATGGTGTACCCCATCCTTGGCGGGTGTATTTGCCCGAGTAATTTGCATAAATATCTGCATTCTTGCCGCTGATAGTGACATCGACGCTGTTGATGGTGATATCCGCACGAAACGTATCGCCCGGGCAGCCTAGAAGCGTCTTCTGTCGACCGTCGTATGAGGCTGATCCAGTTCGATGCGTTAATCGATCCTTCACAGAATCCTCTGCGTCGGTCGCAAAGATGGGCAGGGAAATAGTCGACAGCAGCAGAAGCGCACATGCGAGCGTTTTCATGGTGTGAACCTTTTTTATGAGATAGTCCTGCGCATTGCGCGTCCTGGTCACATCTCAATTCGGCTCAGCCTCCCGCACAGCGCCCATCAAGTATTGTCGAGAACTGGGATTTTGCTCCGGATACATGACAAAGCCGGCATCGCTGCCGGCTCTATTTGTTGCTCAACCGCCCCTCAAGCCCCCCTGTAAGTCAGAACGGATCATCCCCATCGGGATCGTCGCCCAGAATCGGCATCAGCGGCACCATCACCGTCTTGGACTTGGCGCCGTTGAACGAAACGGCCTTGTCGCCTTTGGTCGCTTCTTTCACCCGGGTCAGCTGGTTGCGTAGATCCGTGATCGAGGACAGGTCGCGTACCAGGGATTTCAGATTGGGCACGCTGGTGCCGAACACCAGCACTTTTCTACCGTGGTCCGCGATGATTCCGTGCCGGCGCAACGTGTCCTCAGCCGTCACTACGTCCACTTTGTTCTGCCGGTGGATTGGGCTGGTCTCGCGCACCAGTTCATAGATCGTCAGATCCGACAGGCCGGAGCCCATGCGTACCTTGGCGCTCAGCAGCGCGGTAAGCGCCTTGTCCGCCTCGTCCATATCCGCCTCTTCGCGGTGCTCGGACCAGTCGAAGTCTTTGATCATGGCCTCGGCTTCGGCTTCGGACGGGACATAGTCCTTTTTCAGGCACCAGCAGCCCGCCAGCAGCGTCCCGAACTGGTCGCCGTCCCGTTGCCGGTCGAAGTGCTTGGCCGCTACGCGGCGAAACACCTTCACTGAACTGAGGATGACAGGCAGCAGGTTTAGAATACGGGCCATCAGGCGGCTGGCAATAACCGGGTCCTGATCAATAGAGTTTAGGTAAGCCTCGAGTTCGTCCCAGTTGTTGTTATCGCCGGCCTTCAAGCGCAGGACCGTCAGGCGGTCAATGTCGGCCTTGGTGGGCAGGTTGGTGTTAACGGAGGACAGGCAGAACATCGATCGGATGTCGAAGCGCATGCCGCCACCCGTAGTGGTGCCCTTGTACGTCTTGGCCTGAGTTTCCGATGACGTCTGGCGGATCAGGCTCATGATGTTTTCCACCCGGTGCCGCTCTTTCTCGTCGTTGGACTCGAATTCGTCAATCATCACCGGCAGGGCGTCGCCGGCCAGCACCTGGCGCAGACCGGCCTCGGTCGAATTGCCCTGTGCATAGACGTTGGTGCCCCGAGTCAGCGCGCCGCAGAACTTCGCCTGCAGCGTAGTTTTACCGGTACCGGCGCTGCCAGTTAGCCAGATATGCGGTCGCCAGTTGAGCGCACCGCAGATCGGAGCGAGCATCACCCAGCCCGCCATCAGCGCAGCAGAGCCCGGCATCGTCCAGCGAGGCATCGTGGCCACGTACACCAAGTGCTCGCCTTCCTCGTTGGTCAGCGGTGATGCATGGGGGTTTGGCAACGCCTTGGCGCGGGTATACACGTAGCCAGACGTGATCTTGGTCAGGTCGACGCGCTGGCCGTCCACGGTTAGGAACGGCCCGTGGTGGTAGATCGCACGGCTGTCGTCGGTCCAGGCGCCCCGGCCGCGCACGCGGGTCGGATCGTAGATGCCCATGGAGTGTGCCCGGTGAAAGATCCACTCGGCGGCCATGACGTTGTCGACCTTGGCTGCGCCGCCCGCGGGGAAGTACTCCTGCCACCAGTTCAACGGCGCGTGCTCGATCAACCCCAGCACATTCATATCCCGGCGCTGCATGACCATTACCTGGCCCTTGGCGTGGTTGAACAGGTAGTAGTTGCCCCCGTCGTATCCCAGGATGGTGAAATACTTATTCTTGACCAGCTCGTCGTCGTCGTATCCGTCCACGGGGTCCATGCCCCCAGGCTCGGCCGGAGGCGGCGTGTCGTCGAAGGGTGGCTCATCCTCGGACGTGGCCAGCATTGCCGGGCCGTCTTCGAGGTCAACCTCCATCATCTGCGGGTGTTCTAGGGTCGCGTCCATCACCTGGTCATTTGCCGCGGCGATTTCGTCGACCAGAACGTGCTCCAGGGCGTCGAGGAAAATGTCGGCTACTTGCTCGAGGTCGGTTGCCGCGTGGTAGTCGTTAAAGTCGGTTGGCCCTATGCGCTTCACGCCCTTTTCGGTAATGGTGTCGTGCCCATGAGCATGGGTAAACGGCGGAAAAGCCAGACCGGCTGCTACCTGCTTGGCTGCGATCTTGCCGTAGTGAACGCCTGGGTTTTCAATCGGGGTGAGAGTCCACTGATCGTTATCCGCCGCGATGATGATAATCGCGTCAGCACGCCGCTCGCGGATGCTCTTGGCGACAGGCGCCAAGTTGCTGATGTCGAAGGTGACCAGCACACAGTGCCCGGTCGCCATATGGATACTGGCCCCGGTCGCGTAGCCTTCGCAGATGATGAATACCGGGCGCTCGTTAACCATTTGCGGCTTGCCGATCGCGTGGAAGTTTCCGCGCTTGGCGCCGTATTTCAGATAGTCTTTTCGGCGTTTGAGAAAGTTCGAGTTGTCGGGGAGGATTGCCTGCAGGCTGTGGATCACGTTCTGCCGATCGCGGATCGGTATCAGCAGCGCCCGATCGGACACCACGCTGACCTCGCCCGTCTCCTCGTTCAAGTACTCCCAGCGGCCAACGCGCAGGCCGAAGGCTTTGACGCCCTTCTCGCCCAGATAGGGATAGTCAGAATCGGTAGGTTCGTCAGTGGCAGCATTCCAGAGTGCGACCGCACGCTCGGCGGCCATGCGGTGACGTTCCTGCTCAGCGGTGATGCGGCGGCGCTCTTGGTCGGCCATTTTGGCCTTCCATTCCCGGCGCTCATCAAGCGACATCGGGCGGTGCTGGGACTTGTCAGTCCAGGAAAACTTCTCGTCTGGGTATCGGCGGTTACAGCCGAACATGCCCGCAGGCTTGCTGTCCAGGTGCAGGATGTACCAGCCCGACCGATCACTGGTAGCGTCGCCGGTGATATGAATTCGGTGGAGGTGGCCGTCGCCCAGGATAGGGTCTTGAGTCTCGAGGCCGTACATGCGCATTTCGGCGCAGAACTGATCTAGAGCGCGGCCGGGATCGGCTGCACTAGGGGATGTGCTCATGGGTCCTGCGTTCCTTTCCTTTTCCTGTTGAGATAAGCGGGCAGGCGTCAACAGGAAACGCTTTTCAGAACTGGGTGCGACCCGGCTCTTATCCCAAAACAGTTACACTTGCTGTGGCGGCAAATTCCCGCCCAGTGAATCACAGCAAATAGATCAGCGCACCCAAGACAATGTATTCAACCCGATACATGCGTTACGTTCTGATTTCATGGGGTTTTTGCTCCGTTCGCCTTGAACCAGTCGCGGAAAATCTGCAGAGCGGCCTCGACCGAGTTAGCGACCCCGGCGATACCCCCTGCATTCTTGACTTGGTCTATAAAGTTGGCCTGGTCGGAGGAGGTCTTGCCCCCCTTTGAGCGCTTAGTTTCGATGGCTGTATAAATGGGGTACACATTGCCCACCATCTGCGGCGTAACCCGCACCAGGGTCCAGCCTTGGAGGTCGCTCTGGCCGTTGACGGGGTCGCCATTGACCAGAGAGAGACCGAGCGCCACAGGTCGACCGGCCGGCACAAGTACCGACCCGTCTGTGAGCCTTTTTGCGGGGCCGGCGCCCGATACCCAGGCCTTGCCCGAGTTCGTTCGGAAAAGCCGCGAGAAACGCCCCAGTGCGAGCCAGACCTGCCGTAATACCGTTGACTCGGCCGCCATCAGAGCGGGCCGCTCGTAAGGCTTGGCTCGCGCTGCTTGGCTTCACACTTGAGGGCGCAATAAGCAATGCCGTCCTCACCGCTGTCCGCGTGATACCCGGGGCGGGTGAACAGGCGGACGTCTTTCAGTATCTGCATGAAATGCCATCCCTGCGCCTCGGTCAGGTTCGTGCCGTGGTGCAAGTTGAAGATGGCCACCGTCTGCCCCATTGAGCGCTCGCCTTCCGGCTTGTCGTAGGTACTGGCACGATCGCTCATGTGCCGGTGGGCGGCCTGCAGCAGATCAGGGGCGGAGGCTACTGTCATGCAAGCGCCTTTTTCTGCTGGTCCAGCCAGGCCTCGCGGTTCACCGCAGCACTCATGGTGACGGCTTTGCGCAGAGTCGCCTCGTCGTACTTCATCGCCAGGGCGGCAGCCACTACGTCGTTGTCGCTGACCTTTTCTACCGGGCGCTGCACTTCCCGCAGGAAGCGGTGGTGCGCGGCAATGATCGGGTTTTGCGGTTTTTTGGGCTTTCGGGATTTCATGCGGGCTCATACCTCAGACGGTCTAAAACGGGATATCTGGGTCGAATTGGTCCTTTTGCTGCTGCGGTTGCGGCGCGGTGCGCTGTGGCGGCTGCGAACATTGTGGACCTTGCGACTGGCCAGCATTGTTTCCGTCACGACCTTGGCCCTGCGGACTGGTGAGCATTTGCATGGTGCCTTGCATGTCCACGACGATCTCGGTGGTGTAACGCTTGACGCCGTCTTTTTCCCACTCCCGAGTCTGCAACTTGCCCTCGATATAGATGCTGGAACCCTTTTTCAGGTACTGGCCAGCGATCTCGGCGACCTTGCCGAACATGCTCACGCGGTGCCATTCGGTTTTTTCAACCTTCTGACCCGATTGCTTGTCCACCCAGCGCTCGCTGGTTGCCAAGCTGATATTGGCTACCGCGTTACCGTTAGGTAAGTTGCGCACTTCCGGGTCTTGCCCGAGCGTGCCGACCAAAATCACCTTGTTAACTGAACCTGCCATTTAGTTGCCTCCAGAGGCTTTGGAATGTGTGTCGTAGAAAAATTCTGAGGGCCACGACAACGGCCAACCCTGCTGGGCGGCGACGGCCTCCAGCTGGGTCAGGGTCATGGCTTCGAGTTCGGTGAGCGAAGGCTCGGGGGGGCGCTTGCGATACTTGTCGCGGGTCCGCTGCTTGGCTTCCCAGGCATTTCGTGCCCAGCCCGCACTGTAGCCACGCTCGGCGGCGATCTTTTCGAGTTCCGGCAAGGATCGAGCGGTCCGGACCTCTTTCTGTTTCTGGCGCTTCATTGCGGCGATCATTTCCGGCGTGATGCGCTCGAGCACCCCGTCCTCTACTTCGATCTTGCGCTGCTTGGCCTCGACGACCTTGCCGCAGTGCGGGCACATCGGCGCCGGCGCGAACATGCCGAAACAGCCCAGGCATTGCGCGATGTCCACCCGATCGGCGTCGCGTGCTTTCTTCTGGCCTGGCGCCTTCACTTCCCCGTCTTCCAGGGACCACTCGCGGTCCTCGTCGGCAAGGCCGTGCTTAAAGGTCAGGCCGCAGTGGTCCAGGACGTAGCAGCAGGTTTTGACGTTGCCAAACGGGTCGGTGTATATCCGCAGCCCGCGACCGATCACCTGCAGGTAAGACGACAGGGACATGGTCGGGCGCAGCAGCAGGATGGCGCCAATCGCGGGGCAGTCGACGCCTTCGATCAGGATGCCGACAAAGGTGATGACCTTGATTTGCCCGGTTTCCAGCGCCTTGAGCGCCTTGTCCCGGTAGTCGGAGTCGTGCTCGCCGCAGAGCATGATCGCCGGTACGCCTGCCGCGTTGAATTCGGCCGCAACATTCGTGGCATGGCCGATGCTGACGCACCAGGCAACTGCCGGCACGCCGTCGCAGATTTTGCGGTACATCTTGACCGCGTCGCCGGTAATGGTTGGCTTGTCCAGGGCGGCCGCCAGGTCCTGGGTGTTGTAGTCACCTGCCGTCTTGCGCACGCCCGACAGATCCAGGCGATTCGCCGGCGCGTAGACCACGGGCCTGACCAGAAACCCACGGTCGATGAGCTGGCTAATAGAGATGCCCTGCACCATCGCGTCGTAGATACCGCCGGCCACGCGGCCGAGGGGCTTGTTATCCAGGCGGCAGGGACTGCCCGTCACGCCCAAGACGCGTGCCTTGGGGTAGAAGTCCATGATCTTGCGATAGGTCGCGGCGGCGGAAAGGTGCGCCTCGTCGATAACGATGAGGTCGGGTACGAATGACATTTTCGCCATTCGCCGAACAACCGTCTGGATCGAGCCGACCTGAACCCGTGCGCGGAGGTTCGGCGTAAAGCCGGGCATGATGATGCCGTGCGCAACGTCGTAGTCGCGCAGCTTGTGGCTCGCCTGTTTGATCAGCTGGTCCCGGTGCGCAAGGATCAGGACTTTACTGCCCTTCTCCGCAGCACTGCGGGCGATGTAGCTGAAGATAACCGTCTTGCCAGCGCCCGTCGCCAATACAATGAGGACGTAACGCTTGCCCTGCCTGAACTCCATCCGGACGCTTACAACAGCGTCCTCCTGATAGTCCCGTAAAGAAAAAGCCATTGGGTACCGATCGCCATGGAATCGGCCCCGCTGGCTCTACATCAGTCGGCGCCGAGTTCTCGTTTTAACTTGTCTTCTTTTGCGGCGACCCACGCAGTCATCTGGTCCAGCTTTGCGATGGTTGCTGGCACTTCTTCACGCCAACGGTCCGGGGTCGCCCGACCAATCTTGGTGTCACGACAAATGTCCGTGAGGGTCAGGCCCATGCGCTCGGCACGGCGCTGGATGTCATCAAGGCGAGCAATAAAGAGCTCGTACATGGAGGGAGGCTGTGGCTGGTTGCGACGGCGGGATGGCATAAGGGTTATCTCAAACGGGTGATTTCCCGGGCAGCTTATAGCATCAGGGCATCACCATCCATATTTGAGTAATTACACGATTCATATTTGATCAAAACCAATATTATCCGTTATAGCCCTAGAAATTACTTGACCGCATAACATTTACGATTAGCATTACACATCATAAATGAGTAATTACGAAGGGCACCACCGCATGCAAAGCGAGACGCTGCACGGCCTGGTTGAGAACACCAACGAGGACTACCACGCGGGTCCAGGCATATCGAAATCCAAGCTGGACACCATCCGTGTCAGCGGCCTGAATTTCTGGGATCAGTACCTGAACCCCGATCGCGAGGAAAGGGAATACAAACATTGCTTTGCGGTGGGTGACGGCACCCACAAGCTGATCCTCGAGCCCGGCTCGTTCGAGGAAAGCTATGCGGTTGGCTTCGACAAGTCTGCGTACCCCGATGCCCTCGACACTGTGGCCGACCTGAAAAAAGAGCTGGCAGCCCGAGGCTTGGCTGTTAGCGGCGCAAAGCCGGAGCTGATCGAACGGCTGATTGAGGAAGGCGAGTATCCCCGCGACAAGGTTCTGGTGCTGCTTGAGCAGGCACACAACAAGGGCATGGCCGGCAAGACACCAATGCCGGCGGCGGACTACCGGAACATGCTCGCCATGCTTCGAGCGGTCAGCAACCACCACACCGCTGGGGGGCTGATTCGCGGCGCCTACGCCGAAAAGTCGTTCTACGTGACTGACCCGAACGGCGTCCTGCGTAAGTGCCGCCTCGATCTGTTGACCGCCTGCGGCAATGTTATCGGCGACATCAAGACCACCGAGGACGTGAGCAAGGAAGGTTTCGGCAAGACCATCGCCCAGCGCCGGTACCACGTACAAGCCGCGTGGTACTTGGACATCCTGAAGATGCTCTATGGCGATGAGGCCCCGACGCAGTTTGCGTTTATCGCCTGCCAGAAACGGCGCCCGTTCGACGTGGCTGTTCATTTCGCCACCGAAGAACAGATCGCACTCGGCCGGATGCTCTATCAGGAAGACCTCGCTCGATTGGCTGAATGCCAGCGCACCGGCATCTGGCACGGCGTCGATGGCGGCAAGGTGATTGCCGCCGAACTGCCCTACTGGGAAATGCGCCGCCTCGAAGCCGCGTAACCACCACGAATTCCAATTTTGCCCGTCCACAGGGCGGGCGTACGCCACATGAGGCACCCATGAGCAATTCAGCACTTCAACATTACGAACAGCAGGCGAATCAGGGCCTGTCCCTGCGCGCACCTAATCAACTGGCAAACGGCGTCAACGGCGGCGCCGTAGCGATCGAGCAGGAACGTGCCATCGCAGAGGCGCAGGGCCAGCTGATCCTCGCCAAGCGCTTCCCACGCGAGATGAACTCGGCCTATGCCGAGCTGATGGCTGCTTGTAAGAGCCGCGCCTTTGCCGAAGTGGCTTTCTATGCGGTACCGAATCGGGGCAGCGGCCCGACCATTCGTTTCGCTGAGGAAGTCGCCCGCGTGTTCGGCAACATGCAGTATGGCCACCGCGAACTCTCCCGCGACGACGGCAAGTCGGAAGTCGAGGTGTACGCCTGGGACATGGAAAAGAACAACCGTGTCACCCGCCAGATCACCGTCAAGCACGTCCGCGACACCAAAGGCGGTGGCGTTCCGCTGCGAGACGAAGCCGACATCGACAACAAGATCGCCAACGTGGCCAGCAAGCAGATGCGCGGCCGGATCCTGGCATTGATGCCCAAGTGGTTCGTCGAGGAAGCCGTCCAGGAGTGCAAAAAGACTCTGGCCGGTAATAACGACGAGCCTATCGACGTTCGCATCCGCAAGATGACTCAGGTTTTCGCCAAGTTCGGCGTGAAAGTCGAGCACTTGGAGCGCTACCTCGGCCACAAGATGGACGAAACCCTGCCCGATGAAATCGCTGAACTGACCGGCGTGTTCAACGCCCTGAAGGATGGCGCCAAAGCGTCTGAATTCTTCGGCAACCTCGACGCAGAGGCCAAGGCCGAACGCAACGAGCAGGCCGCAGAGGTCGTCGCGCAGGCTTCCAAAGCCGCACCACGCGCACGCCGCAGCGCCGTGGTTACGGACCTGCAGCAGGCGCGCCAAGAACGCCAGCCTGCCGATCAGCAGCCAGCCCCCGAGCCAGATCCGGCGCCGGAACCTGATCAGGTTGATCAAGCTGACCCAGCACTTGCCGATGTAGATGATTCGTCTACGAACGGTACCCAACCCGATATATTCTAACCCCCTGTCGCAGGCCTGCCCTGACGGGGGAGGCTTTGGCCCCTACATGGAGAAACACTGATGTTAAGCAAGAGCAGCATGATCAATGACCTGGCTGAACGTACCGGCGAAAGCAAATCCGCCTGCGAGCGAATGCTGAACGCGCTGGTCGAGCAGATCACGGAAGAACTCAAGGAAGGCCGAGAGATCACCCTGCACGGCGTTGGCAAGCTACAGCCGGTCGAGCGCGCAGCGCGCAATGGCCGCAATCCGCAGGACTTGTCGGTTATTCACATCCCGGCCAAGAAGGGCGTGCGCTTCAAGCTGACCAAAGTCCTCGACGACAAGCTCAACGGCCGCTAATCGTCCGGGCAGCACCATTGCGACGAAACCGGCCTTGTGCCGGTTTTTCGTTTAAAGTTCAAAGAGGCGAACACGGTGCGGAGACGGCTATGGCAAATGACCAGACGTTGTACCTCGATCTGAGAGCGGCACGGGCTCGCGTCGACGGCCAGACCCAGTACGGCCACGGTGAATTCACCGATGGAGAGGCTGCGGCGCTTGGCCGGCTGTTGAAACGTCTGGTCTTCCCCGATTATCGGAGGAATGCGAAAGACGATGCGGAGGCGTATCTGATGGGTTCGGCGATGAGCAAGCTGCGCCACCTGTTAGCCGACGCAGGAATCACGCAGGGCGCTCTGCTGGGCACGACGACACCTGCACCGGCTCCCCGCCGGCGACTCGGCCCGCCAGGTCAGACCGGCGATCTGTTCCAGGACTTCAACTGACCACAACCATTTCGTTCGCAGTGCTCACTGTGCCAGACTACTGTACACCCATACAGCTAGGTGCACGCCATGGCCCGCGAACTCCCCCCGTTTCGACCGATTTTAATAGCCGATCTTCGCAGAATCTGGTCCGAACATCCTGACCCGGATATCCGGCGTTTAACGCTAGAGGTGGAACATTATCGCCGCATGATGGCTGAGATTGACCGGCTGTACATGACGGTGCATCAGGCTTGGCGCGAGAACGTCGGCGGCAATCTCGTCGCGCTCCATATGCTGCAAACGGTGCTTTTCAAAGAACGCCAGCGCCTGGCGCGTTGATGTGACCAAAAAGCGGTATCGCGCACCGCATACGGGTTTTTCGGGAAATTCCGAATAACCCTCCCCGCCTACCGGATTCTCCGGTAACTGACATGCCGTTACCCTCGGTTCCTCCGCTGGCCAAGACCGCTATAATCTGGCTACAAGCAGTGATGTACATTGCTCATATTTGATTAACAACCATTGCAATCACTGGGCGTTATAGGGATTATGAAGCAACACGACGAGGCTGGCAGCGTCCAGAAGCTGCGCCCGAAACGACTTTGAGGAGTCACCATGCCGAAATTGACGAAAACCGCCGTAGACAATGCCCAGCCACCAGCCAGCGGCGACGCCTGGCTCTGGGACAGCGAGCTGGAAGGTTTCGGCGTGCGAATCATTGCATCGGGCCGCAAGACCTACGTTGTCCGGTACCGAACCAAGGCCGGCAATACCCAGCGCAAAATGACGGTCGCCCGCTGCTCGGATGTACCGCCAGAGAAGGCTCGCGAACTGGCACGCAAGGTGTTTTCCTTGGTCGCCCAAGGCTTCGACCCGGTAGGCGACAAGCGCATCAAGAAGGAATGCCCAACGGTCCAGCAGCTTTGCACGAAGTACATGAAGGAACACGCCAAGCCGTTCAAAAAGAAGCGCAGCGTCGAGCTGGACGAAAAGAACTGGCGCCTGCACATCCTGCCAGTGCTTGGTGCCGCCGAGGTGGCCGAAGTGAAGCGCTCGGACATTCTCAGCCTGCACGGCAGCCTCGCAGACACACCCGCAACAGCCAATCAGGTCCTTGCCCTGCTCTCCAAAGCGTTCAACCTTTCCGAGGACTGGGAGTGGCGACCACGCAACTCGAACCCTTGCCACAAAATCAAGAAATACGACCTGCAGGAACGCGAAACCATCCTGAGTCTTGCCGACATCAAGCGGCTGTACCAAACGCTGAATGACCTGCTGCAGGAAGGCAAGATTTTGCCCCAGATGTACGACTTGATACGCCTGCTGATGCTCACGGGCTGCCGCCTGCGAGAGATCATGAGCGCCAAGCGAAGCTGGGTAGACTTGGAGCGGGCGCTGCTGTTGCTACCCGACTCCAAGGTGGGCCAGCGCAAAATCTCCCTGCCGGACATTTGCATGACGATCATTGCGGAAATGCCGGACAGCGAATGGCTGATCCCCAACCGCACCAACGACGGCCCGCTGGCCGACCCTTACCGCCAATGGAAAGCGATCAAGGTCGCGGCCGGGCTGCCGCTAGAAATGCGGATACACGACCTACGCCACACTGCTGGCAGCCTCGCGCATATGGCGGGCATGTCTCAGAAGCAGATCGCGATTCTCCTCGGACACGCCCAGCTTTCTACCACGGCCCGCTACCTGCACGGCGCCGCAGGCGACCACGCGGTGGTTGCCACCAAACTGGGGGATGTTATTACCGGGGCTTGGAGCAACGCCGCCTAAGTCGTGATGGAAGACTTCGATGGATTGGGCGCTGATGTACAGCGCCCTTTTCCATATCGGAGCAAAACACATTGTCGACGGAAGAACAGGCTCAGGTACTTGAGCTCAAAGAATGGGAACGAATCAACCAGAGTCGCGGAGAGGTGGTGAAGTACTCCCCCGGTGATGAGGGATACGGCCCGGAATATTGCAGCGAAGACGAATGCGGGGTCGAAATGCCGACCCCGCGTCGAGAGTGGGGCTTTGCTATTTGCGTGGGCTGTCAGACGCTTGTGGAGCAACAGCAGGCGCAGTATCGGCGCTGATACGGCAGCCAGTGGAGGCCACCTCCCACGCAATACCGTACTGCTCGGCCTTTTCAAAATCGGAAGCCAGAATCTGGGCCTGTACGGCGTCAGATTCTGGCTTTTCGCCTTTCCCGAACGCATAAGCAGGCTTGGCCGGCACGACAACACATGGTTCTTTGACCTTGACCTCAACGGTCACTGTCTTGATCGGCTGCACGACCGCCGTGCTCGAGCAGCCAGACAGCAGGATCGCCAGCACCGCACCGGCACCGACTCCAATCATCAATCGTTTCATCGGCGAAGCTCCCAATAGCTGCTCAAGACCTGTTTACAACTGGTGGCCGTCTTGAGCGATTCGCTCAGTTTCATGAGCCGGGACGTGCTCTGCTGGGCCAGCAGCGCGGCTTGGTCTTCGGCGACCTGTTTAGCGGCCTGCGCCGCTTCCGTCTTTGCTTTAGCAACCTCGACCGCTGTGTTCTGCGTGGCAATGCCAAGCTCCAGCTGGTGCGCGTTGTCCTTGACGGCGCCGATCTGGACCGTCAGCGCGGAAAGCTGCGATTCGTACAGCGCAGTGCTGCGCCAGGCTTGAACCTTGGCACCAGCGAATGCTGCTGCGAGCAGCACCAGGAGCACGGCCGCGGCAATGAGGATGTACTTGATCGGGTCCGTCAGGGCCGACAAGTAGGTTTTCAGAATGCTGATCATTGGGTAATCCAAAGGTGCAGGAAGGGGTAAGTTGCGGATTCGTTGCGACCGACCAGGTTGTTCTGGAAGCTGATCCGGTTAACAAAGGTGTATTGCCCAGGCGGGAGCGGTGGCACGGTGAAGCCGTAGCCGGTCTGGGCGCAGCCGCCGTCGATCTGGGACATGCTCACCGGCAAGGGAAAAACGAACCCCTTTGCGCTTTGCAACTCCGGGTAGCTGACCAAGACCTGGCTGTGGGTCGAGCAGGCTTTCCGATACACCACCGCCAAGTCGCCTGGGCGGAATTCCGATCGCGCCTGGCCCCCACCGTCGAACATGCCGACGTTGTTGATCGTCAGGGGGTTCCCGCCGGCGATGACCGACCAGCCAATGGCAATCTGGCCCAGGTAGATCGCCACCAGGTACAGAAGCGCCCAGACAAAGGCCCGATTGTGCAGGTTCGATCGGAACGTCTTCATTTGACGAATACCTTGCTCATAACGGTGCCCAGCACAGAGGCACCCACGGCCGACATCAGTCCGTAAACGATCATTTTGATCGGGGCAAACTCGGCCTTAGTGACCAGCAGCTCTATCGTCTTCTGCATGGCTGCCATTTGCTCCTGCAGGCGCACCACCTCCATTTCGGTCTCGCGCACTACTTCCTCTAGTCGGCGGTTCGGTCGTTCAATTTGCATCTGGGCTCCCCTTGAAATAGGGCTCGTACTTGAACCGGCGCACCTTCAGGATATTGGCGACGTATTCACGGTTGATTTTGAAAAAGGACTGGCCGTAGCCGCGCTGCGCCTTGCGGCTCTTGAGGCTGGTCTGCTCGACGTTGTCGAACCACCGAGAGGGGTCGCACCCGTCCGTGTTGGCGCATAGGCGACGATCCTGCAGGACGCCTGCCTGGCCGCCGTTGTAAGCCGAAAGGGTGAACGAGAGCCGGTCCGCAACCGTTGCAGCATCGCGCTGGCGGTCGTACAGGTCTTTGTCCATGACCACGATGGCCAGCAATTGATAACTGGCGTCGTAGCGGCTCGCCCAAGACCAGCCGCGGAGGCTTTCGTGCTTCGCCGCCAGAGCGCTGATGGTGTCGAAACGGATCGAGCCGTCCGCTCGGTACGCCCGGGTGAACTGCCCCATGCCCACGCCATTTTCCCGACTGGTCTTGAGTTCGGCCCGAGGGTTCCAACACTTCTGGCTGCGCAGGGTTACGCAGGATTCTTGCTCGATCTGGCCCGCCAGGAACGAAGGCGTCGGGGCGTCCGGCCAGGTGTTCTGCTGCGCCGTCACCAGGGCAGGTAGGTACTGCTTGGCCCGATCGGGCACTTGGTCAGCAGCGAGCGCCGCATGTGTGAGGGCTAGCTGCAGCACCAAGGCAGGAAACAGGCGGCGCATATCAGGCCTTAGACCAGACGACCATGGCGCAGATAATCACCGCCACGAACGCAATCAGGGTGCTGGCCACTAGGCTCGCGGCTACGTTGCCCTTGATCGTTTCGCAGACCAGGGTGGACAGATTGATCTGGGGAAAGACTATCCGGCTCACGATCACGGCGACGCCGGCGAGAATCGGGGCGAAGATCAGCCACTGCATCAGGGTCTTGAACATCGCGGGGTCTAGGCCCCACAGCAGGGCGGCCGGGGGAATGATGAGTAGCCAGCCGGACTTATCGAAAAGTGCCTTGGCCCGTTGCTTCTTGAGTTCGATAGTTTCCATGATTCGCTCAAAGTAGATTTCGACGAATAATGGAGTCACGACCCGAGGTGGCCGGGCGCGCAGAAAAAAGCCCCCATTGCGGGGGCTCTCAAGATCAGGATGTGGTGGACGCATCCTCGTCGGTTTCAGTCGTTTCCTCCGAGGTGCTCGAGGCCGTATCGGTCGCCGTGGATTCGTCGTCCGTTGCAGCCTCGGCAGCGGCCAACCAATCCGGAGCAATTGGCTTGGTTGAGTCGGCCGGGAAGTCGGTCACTGTCGGCCAGTCGCGCAAGGCCTGGCGGTAAACCAGGAGCGCCGCGTACTGGTCGCCGGTAAGGGTGGTGGCAGTGCCCGCGTCGGTCTGGTCGCGATGGCGTTCGACCAGCCACTGACTGGCGGTAATTTCCGCGTCGCGCCAGGCGCGGGCCGTGGCTTCCAGTTCATCGGTGGTGTAGATCGGCGCCGCATAGGCGGTAATCGTGCCGTAGGTACCTGCCAACAATGCCGCGTACAGTTCCGCCGCGTGAATCTCGGTATCACTGGCGCTACAGGTAAAAGGCAACTCACCCAGGACGTCAAACGTCACCGTGGCATTGATTAGGGTTTGCGCCTCATCGACGTAGTGCGGATCTGCGACAGCGGTGTATGTAAGAGTGGCTACCGGATCCAGTACGACCGACTCGGGCGCGGTGGCGGTGGCGGTGGCGGTGGCGGTGCTTTCAGTCGTATCAGTCATTTATGCAATTCTCACAAAAAGAGTGTGATCGCCCGCAGAGGCGTAACCCAGGCAACGCCAGGTGCCGGACGGCGCCCCGGCATAACTACCGGTACTGCCGTACAGGAGGCTTGACCCGGCGTAAGAGGTACCGGTAGTGCAGAGCGCGCCGGTGCCGTTGCGGAAAAAGCCATAGGTTCCCACCCCGCCTGCACCAAGCGCCACCGTGGCGGCGGGCAGATAGGAGCCGACGTTACCGCTATGCCACAACGCGTATGAAAGGCTGCCCATGCTGTAGCCGCCGACGGAAATCTGGTTATCGGTATTCAGGCCGAAATAAATCGCGTAATTATTGTCACGGATAAAACACATACCAGCGATGGCGGCATCGTTGGCACCATTACCAATGACTAGGGGGCAGGTGGTGAAGTAAGCGCTGGTAGCAGATGACATGGCCGGAATGGAGCCGCTATACAGCTCCGTCCCATAAGATGCCTGGATACTGCCCAGGGCCATGCGGGCGCTGATTTTTGTTTCCAGCGCGACCACCTCGTTGTTAAAGTCGGGAAGGGCCACGGCATCGGTAATCCCATAGCCATTTAAGGTCGTGGCCACGTTGGCCTTGGTGTTGGGGTTGAAGTTGACCGAATCCCAAGGTGTCGCCCCGGCAAAGGTCGGGCGTACGGTAAAACTGGCAGCGCCTGTCACTGCCAACGTGCTGGCCAAGGTCACTGCACCGCTTAGCGTGGTCGCCCCAGTCACTGCAAGCGTGCTGCTCAGCGTCGCAGCGCCTGTCACCGCCAAGGTTGTGGCTACCGACAGTAGACCTGCTAACGTCGTCGCGCCTGTCACTGCCAACGTGCTGGCCAAGGTCGCCGCACCGGTTAACGTGGTCGCCCCAGTCACCGCAAGCGTGCTTTTCAGCGTCGTCGCGCCTGTCACTGCCAAGGTGCTGGCCAAGGTCGCCGCACCGCTTAGCGTGGTCGCCCCAGTCACTGCAAGCGTGCTGCTCAGCGTCGCAGCGCCTGTCACTGCCAACGTGCTGGCCAAGGTCGCCGCACCGCTTAGCGTGGTTGCGCCCGTGACCGCAAGCGTGCTGCTCAGCGTCGCAGCGCCTGTCACCGCCAAGGTTGTGGCCAACGTAGTCGCGCCGGCTACCGACAGAAGTCCCCCCAGCGAAGTAGCGCCAGTCACAGCCAAGGTGCTGGAGAGAATGGCCGCGCCGCTGACCGAAAGCGTCGGCACGAAGGTGGTGCCGCTGACTATATTGGTGCCGTCGCAGTACACCCAGCTGCTATAACCCCGGGGGATGGCGATGCCGGTGCCCGATGCCGTTTTCAGCGTAACGGTGTAGTCGCCGGTGCTGCTATTTGTTACCAGCCACTTGCCTGTAATGCTCGGAAACACCACAGACTTGGCAGCGGTCACTGCTCCAGACAGAACTAGAAGCGCGTAACCGTACTGCCCCACGACCAGCGTCGTCGTACTGGAGCCAGCAATACTGACCGTCGCCAGGCCGTTAACCGCGTCCTGGACAAAGGCAGTGTTGGCGATCTTGGTGCTGTCGTCGCCTACGGCCTGGGTGGGCGTGGTCGGACTACCGGTTAGCGATGGCGAGTCGTTGGTCGCATACGCCGAGATCAGCGTGGTGCCCGCTTCCAGGGCGTCCATGTGCTGCTTGAGGTACCCGGTCCGGTTCGCCAAGCTCAGCAGCGGGGAGTTGGTGACAGAGCCGACGCCACCATCTACCGGGTCGGTGGTTTCGATCTGGTAAACGCCCGAGTCGTAGGAAACTACTTCAGGTTGATATGCCATTGGGGGACCTTAGAATGTGATGATCCATGTCCCCGAGAAGGACAGATCGGAAGCTTTTGGAATGGCGGCTGTGCGGGTTTTACGGGCATAGAGCGTTCCCCCGGCGGTGAACAGGCCGAACTCGCCGATCGACACACCGTTGTTTTCGGTACTTGCGAGGGAAAAGACGAAAGACACCTGGTTAGTAGCTGGGTAGGAAATAGAGTCCAGCGTTTTCATGTACGCGCCGGTCAGGCTGGTGTTGCCGACCACGGGGGATGTAAGGCTGGTACCGAAACCGATCTGGGTAACAGACTGGTTGGTAACCGTGCCTCCAAGTAGCTTGGCGTGAATCTGTTTCGAGCTGGTAACGATCAGATTCTTCTCTTCAAAGACCTCGATCAGTTCGCCATTGCGGAATATTTTCAGTTGGAAAAACCCGGTAGGGCCTTCCTCATACTGGTCAATAAGTGGTTTGCCGTTCATGCAGCCTCCGGTTAATTAACCGGAGTCTGCTGTCACGACGGGAGCGATTAGAGGGCGCCTGTGATACCGCCGTGGAAGGTGATCGCGCCGTTTCGGTACCGCTTGGAGTCATAGTGGTAGTCGTACACGATCGAGCCCGACAGCGCATTATCGTCGCTGGGTGCATCCAGGGTGTCGGTGAACGCCGACAGGATCGAAGCCAGGACTACGCTGCCATCGGCTGGCTCGTCCAGGGTGTCGGTGAATAGCGGCGCCACGGTAAGAGTGCTGAATGTATCGGCTGGCTCGTCCAGGGTGTCGGAGATGGTGCCCGCCTGCAGAGACAGCGAGCGCAGGTGCGTCCCCGCCGAGCGGATGGTTTCAATGATCGTCGCTATTCGCGCCGCAAACGCAGTGGGGTCGTCCCCACCAAGCAGGTCGTAGCCATACTCAACATCAAACAAGCCGTACTTTGGCACGGCCTTCGATATGTAGTTGTACGAGCTATCCCGGGTGATTTGAGAGTTATAGAGTGGCGCGACATCGCTGTAGACCGTCACGTCGGTGACATTGGTCGACTGGCCGGTGTAGAACGTGATCGCCTGCTCAATGGCAATGTTGTTGCAGCGCGGCCGCAGCGTGGTCGCCACAATGCGCGGGCCATAGCTGGAGTCCAGTTCATCAGTCTGGCGCGCACAGTTGTAATAGGCGCCCAATTCGTCCAGCCACTCATCGTCCGCCGTCGCCAGGCTCATCTGCTCAATCGCCAGGGGAATTTGCGTCGCGGCCGCCTGCAGTTCGAGTGAATACGCCTCCAGGTAAGCCCAGGTCAGGCTGGAATACGCATAGAGCCGATCGCCCTTGTCGTCGGCCAAGTCACCCGTGGCATCGATCAGTATCCTGGCAGAAAGCGCTTGGTTCGCCGCGCTGGCACCCTTGAGGATCGAATAACCAGGCGCGGCTGAAATGTAGGCGATCAGTTCAGCAATCGTGTAATCGGTCAGGTCCAGAGCGAGATCAACGCCCTGGCCTCCGCTAACCGAAGTAGTGAGCACCGCATTACTGACCTCCCAGGTCAGGCCGTCCCCGTCGTAACCGATCTGCAACGCAAGAAAGCTCTCCGGATCAGGGTCGAACACCCTGTGCAGCAGCCCCAGCAGCTTCTGGGTCAGTTTCATGAAATGGTGATCTCCCCGGGCATGAGTTTGACGATTTCGGCGGCAGCAGTATCGGCAGTCGGCGCAGACAGCGTGAAGTTGTAGATGCCCTCAATGGCCATTACCACGGCAATAAGCTCGGCATACAGGCAGGAGGCGCCGATATCGAGGGCTTGGATGTAGGCATAGATCGCTGAAGATGCGCTCGCCACCAACGTGGCGTGGTCGTAGCCGTCCTCTTCAACCAGCACGCCGGTGATGTCCACCGCAGTCTCGGTGGCAGCGTAAACGGTGCAGGGAATGCCCGCAGCCTTGTACCCGGCAACCTTGGTGCCATCGGTGTCGGTGTATCCGTCCACGATCGTTTGAGCCTGCGCGACCAGTTCAACAGTCGTACTGCCCACTCCATTGTGGATGTAGCAAGTGACCATGGCGATTGGGTTGGTCACTGAATCATTGACGTAGGGCTCCACCACCACGGCCACTATGACCTGCTCGGTAATGTTCCCGGCCGAATCCGTCAGGTTGGCGGTCTTGAGCCCATAGACAATGCCGCTCTTGGTTGAGCGGTTGATCGCGTCGATGTACGCCGCAAAGCGCAGCTTGCGCTCGCTGTCGGTCTCCTCCTCGGAACCGTTAACGAACGCGGCAGGGTTGGTCGCGCTGGAGAAATTCGAGGGCGACGGCGAAAGGGTAAAGGACTCGCCGGCGGAGATATTGCCCGCGGTACCGGTGGTATCGGCCTCCGTCTGCACGTCCACATAGGACGCCCCGGCGGCTACCTTGGTGTTCTCCAGGGAGCTATAGGTGCTCGATAGCCCCGTGCCGGTAAAAGTGGTACCCGCCTCGATCACTGCGTCAGCCGAAGCCGGTTCAACGATGATCCTGATCAAACCGGTCGCGGATACCGCCTCAATCCGGTCGAAGTCGAACGAGTTGTAGACCGCGACCGGAATAGCTTCTTTGATACCGACGAACATCTGCTGATAGAGCTCATCGATTTCCATGGCGGGCGCTTCAATCAGCGTGCGAGCCACGCTGCCCACGGTGTAGTCGCTGATTTTGGTCGTGCTCGCCTTCATCCAGTTGATCATGGAGGCGGTTACGCTTACGAAGTTTTTAAATTGAAAGGCCAAGGTTTAGACCGTCGCTTCAATGGTGACTGAGTCGCCGGAGATCGGCGTTACTTGGGCGACAACCACCAGGGCATCGCCACTGGACCCCACGGTGATGCTGTCGATGGTCTTGAGTCGGGCTTCCGAAACGAGCGCGTCCTGCACGTCCATCTGTCCGCGTAGCAGGGTGACCGCGTTGTTTTTGGCACCTACGCGGCGCTGAATCTTGCAGCCGTAGTCCGGGTGAAACAGGAGTTCCCCCGGGTCGGTCTTGACCAAGTGCCGCAAAGCCTGTTTGAGGTTGTCCCGGCCGGAAAGCACGGCCAGATCGCCATTGCTGTCGACAGAAAGCCTGCCGCTTACGAGAGAGCAGTCGGTCAACAGGACGTTGGTCGCGCCATCCGTTGCGGGCTCAGATTCCGCCGTAGAGGACGGGATCTTGATCGGCTGGCCAGCCAGTACGACGCGGTCTCCCGCCAGGTCAGAATCGTCGGTAATGAAGGGTGGTATTAGGTCGTTGAACCAGACCAGCTTTGCCCAAGAGGCCGCGTCGCCAAGCTCCCGCAGCGCGATCCGTTGCAGGGTGTCGCCCCGGCGGGTATTGGCGTAGCGGTACCCTGCGTATGTGGTAGCGAAGTCCGTCATGCGGCCACCGTCAGGCCGTCATTGATCGTGGCCAAGCTGCTGGAAATGGTCGTAGTCGAGAGATCCGAGGTGACCAGGTCCACGTCGGCCAATGTTGACAGGGCGGCCGAAGCCTCCGGGGTAACAGTGATGCCGGTTGATGCGCTGGCCGTGATGTACTCGAAGGTGTTGGAGGACGAGGCGGCATAGGCAGAAACTGAAGTACCGCCGTTGGTGCTCGAGCAGTTCGAGGCGCCATACACCGAGTCGTAGTCCTCGTAAGTCGCCGATGACACCTTGGCGTTCGCAAGCAGGCAATACAGGTTGGTGTATTCCCGGGCGACGCTGGATAAGGTGGCACTCGCGATATTCGGGATGCTGGCCACGAGGGACAGCGCGGTGAAGATATTGCAGGCCGCAGCCGTCGCCAGCTTCGCCACGGTAGCCACCGAGCTGATCAGGGCGACGCCGGTAGACACCAAGGTCTTGACGGTCGTCAGCAGCTTGGAAGTGGCCGCAACGAACTTCTTGATAGGCGCGATGATCGTGCTATCCACCCACTGGTAGGCGGACACAAGCTTGGACGTGATTGCGCTGAGCGACGTCGACAGCGAGTCCAGCCAGGAGCTGGCGGTACTGGTGATGGTGCTGAACCAGCTGGAATTGTCGATCGTGGTCGACGAGGTCAGCACCGAGCCGGTCAGGTCCTTGGAGAGCATGACGAAGCTAAACCGGTACATCGCCAGCAGCGGGCGACTTTTGCTGCGCTTGAGGTCGAACACACGGGGGGCAATTTCGCGGCCGTAGTTGTTCAAGCTGTCCAACAGAAACAGCTTCACCTGGGTCGGATCGTCACCCCGAGCGATCGCCGCAGCGCGCTTGGAGTGCCAGCCGGAGTACACAAGCTGCTTGAAGTTGATCAGGCGCTCGATACCGCCGTTATCGGTCAGACTGGCCCGCCATCCGAGGGTGCCGGACATGCTCCCCTCTTCAAGGCCCTCACCGAAAGAGTCCACCCAACCGCCGTTTAGGGTTTGGTTGACGGTCAACCGGCTGGGAAAGCCCACGGACAACTCCTCCGGCCGAATCTGGAGCGTCAACTCCTCGAAGGTTCCGCCGGACTCGTCGTCCAGGACAAAGGTGATGGGGCGAACGTCTGCCTTCTGCGAAACGGCAGAACTCGAAGCACTCAAGCCAGCCAGGCTGGCAAGACTGCTGAAGCTGCTGAGGGCGCTACTCAGTCCCGTCGATACGCTGCTGACGGTGCTGGTTACGCTGCTGACGGTGCTGCTAACGTCGTCGCTAATAGTGCTTAGATCCATGACGCCAAGCATGGCGTCACGACGCTAGGCCCTCGTTGCCCTGCCCTACTCCTGCGCGCTTGGTGGCGACGCGCCGTTGTTGGAGTGGGTATGAGAGTTATAGATTTCGCGATCAGCAGCCATGCTGCGCACGCTATCGGTCACGTTGCCGCCGGCAGTGATATCAGTTCCCGCCGTCACGTTCTCACTGAACGCGGCAGTGGGGGTGGTGAACGACATGCCACCCGGAAAACTGAAACTGGCCTTGCCGGAGGCGCTGGTCACTTCCAGATTGCCCGAGGGGTCAATCTGGAAGGTCAGGGCCGGGGTCCCGGCATTTGCCACCACAAGGCACACGTAAGGCGCCGTGGCGGTGTTGTTGCTGATTGCCCAGTTGCCATCGAAGTCCTTGCCCGTCAGATCCTCATGCCCAGGCGTAGTACCGAAGCGCAGATAGGTACCGCTTGGGTGGTAGAACTCGGTATTGCCCTCGCTATCGATCGTTGAATAGACGTCCGAAGCGTGCCGATCAATCCGGCGGTTCTGATCGGCAAAGGTCATCTGGCCGATTTGCGGGAACAGGAACCCCTGCACGAACGGCTCTCGGCCCATATACCCGATAACCGCATACAACTGGCGACCCGAGGTCTGCGTCATATCCCATTTAGCGTCGTCGGTACCGCGCTTGGGGATCGACAGGTCAGCAAAGCCGGTATTGGTACTGGCCGACTGCGACAGCACCTGGACTCCCGCCAAACGGGCGCCAGAGCGCAGCAGGGTGACGTCTACAGAGTGATCCTGCGGGTGAACAGCCGTCACAATGGCCTTTTCAAAGTCAGCCATTTGTATCGCTCCCCACGCCAACAAGTTCGTTCAAGTATGGCGAGCTGACGCCGCCGGTGGACTTGACCCGGTTAGAGAAGCCGAGGCCACGCTCCAAGGTCAGGGTGGTGTAAATCGCCCGGTAGGGCAGGATTTGGTGTGAAACCGCAACGACGTAGTAAATCGCGGAGAAGCTCCCACGTTTAATTCTTATGTAGTTGCCGGCGCGGATTTTCTCGTTACCCATGATCCGCAGCGTCCCCGACTCCAATAGAGAGTTGTCTTTGTTCTGCGCGACCAGGAACTCACGTCGACCGCGCTGCCATTCATCCAACGCCAGATTGCGCGTGGTGTGGTCAGCCATGGCCAAGCCTGACTTGGTGTTGCTGATCGTCGCCGCGCCCAGCGTTGAAGGAACCTCCATCAGGCGCATGCCGTAAAGGGTCTTGGCGCTGTTGGCATAGTCCGACAGGTCGACGCTGGCGCGATCATCGGCCGAATACCCCATCTGACGGGTGAGGCTGTCGGTATTGAGGTTCCAGCCGTCCGGCTGCACCCAGTAATAGTTAGCGACCCCCTGATCCGAACGCTGGACGTTGAGCGAGATTATGTCGCTGTCTGGGATGTCGATCAGCACCAGGCGCGTCGCATCGACCGCCAGGGTGCCGGCGTAAGGGGAAAGGGTTACCGTGGGTTCCAGCGGGTTACCATCCAGCCCGAGCGCCGGGTTTTGCCGGTAAATGCAATAGACACCATCGCTGTCCTCAGTAATGAACAGTTCGTTGAACGCCCCGATATCCATATACGTGCGAAGCAGGTTGTAAACCGAGCCCTCCTGCGACTGAATGCCCGCAATGCCAGTGACACCCTCCACCACATTGTCCGTGTTGACGGTCACGCTGGGGAAGCCACAGCCAGAAGGCAGCAGGGTCGCAAGGAATGGGTTAATCAGTTTGTCGAACGCGATTTGGACAAACTCCTTGTTGGTGAGCGCATTCGAGTAGCCGGCGCCGAACTTCTCCAGCAGCTTGTAACTGGAAAGGATGTCCTCGCCGATGATGTAGTTAGGGCCGTAGAAAATCTGGATCATCTGCCAGAGTTTCCCGTAATCCTGACCATTGATAACAACATTGCGCACGGGCGCCCCGTCCGGCCCTACGGTTTCATTTCGACTGATTTGAGAGACAAACCCGCGCATGACGATCGGCACCACGGTGGACTGGCCCGCCGTGGCGACGTGGCGGAATCGAATCTCCACCAAATCCATCGGCTCGATGACGCCATAGAGAGAGTCCAGCCCGAGGCCGTTGTCATACGGGATATCCGGCACGGTGATGCTGAACCCGCCGGCAGGCTGGCGGATACTCTTGGTGGTGGTAACGGACGACTTGTCACCAAGCCACGGCGCTAAGTCGATAACCTTAGAGGTGCCCTGGAAGCGCGCCGACGTTGGGGTCGACCCGTCCGTGGTGGTGCGCTTGATGGTTTTGTAGACGGCTACCTGGTACTGCGGAAGGTGAGCGGAAAAGGCCATCAGTTCCCCCCACTCACAGCCGGTTTATAGACGGTGGTGGTCACCAGCGCGGGATCTGCTATTGGGTTGCCGTTGGCGTCAAACTTCACGTTCACGCTGACATTGTGATCGACGGTCTGAGCGCCGCCACTGCTGCTGGACGCCGCCGACGCCTCTTGCATTTCTTTCATCCGGCGATGGATCGCGGGCACATAGTCCTGATTTTCCTTGCCCCAGTTCTCCTGATTCCAACCACCGTTGTATTCGCGCAGCATCATATCGGTGTTTTTGCCGTGCTTTTCCTTGAGCTCGTCCATCAACTGCTCGTACATATAGAACCCGTCCTCGGTATTGGTCGGGTCCAGCTGCCGCTCGCTGCGCCGGGATAGCTCGCGTACGTTGGACGGCATGATTTGGAACAGCCCTTTGGCACCGGCTTTGCTCTCGGCGTTGGAGTTGAAACTGGACTCTTGAGCCATCAGACCGGCAGTGGTGCCAGGCTCAAACCCATAGCGCTTGTCTTCCTCGGCAGCACGGGCAAGTACCGCAGGCGTGGCGACACCGCTGAGCTGGCCGGGCACGTCCGTGACGTTGCGGCCCTTCTCACCCCGCCATCGCATTTTTTCCGACTCCATGGCTGTGTTGTAATCATCCTGGGCGGCAGTTACCCGATCCTTGGCGAACTGCTGGTCGTCGGACAGGCCTTGGCCGCTAAGGCGCTGCCACAGCGGGGTGATTTTTTCGTAATCATTTCGGGCCTCGCTAAGGGCCTTTCCCTCTTTGGAACTGATGCCCTCGACCTTGTCCCAATGGTCCTTGTCGATACGCTTGGCGCTAAGCCCCAGTGGGTCCAGACCGGCGATTTTGAGAATGCCCGCCTGAATGTCAGAGAGCATTGGCAGGCCGTTGTCAGCCAGCCGCACCATAGCGTTAGCCCCGTCGATCGAGGCCTTGCGCGCCTCGGAACCCTCGGTTTTCTCTTGGTGCTGGGCCGCCGCCTCGCGAACCTGAGCGTCTTTGTCGGCACTGGACAGGCCGGTGTTGGCCTCGATGTTCGCCATCCTGGCGATGCCGTCACTGTTCACTGACTTGATATCGATGCCCAGGTGCTGCATTCGCTTGCCGAGCGCGTCGTTTTTGACGGGATCGGAGGCCAGCCAGGCGGCCGACTGGGTTTTGTTGAGCCCGAAGGTGTTACTGAAGGCGTCGATCTTGAGGTCAGTACGGCCGGCGTAATTTTTCTCCAGTGCCTCCTGCAGCATGCTGAGGTTGGTTCGGTCGTCGGTCCAGACCGAGCTATGCACCCCACCACCGTCACGGCCATAGAGTCGCGACATTGCCGAGTTGGAGCCGAAAGCGGACCGGCCCGTGCCGAATGCACCACCCTCCAGCTGTATCGCAGCCTGAATAGGGTTTAGGTCTTCCTGACGCATGAGCACCGAAGACATGAAATTCTTACTGGCGGCCGTGGTGCCGCCGGCCCGGATCGAGGCGTCGATGGTGCCGATCATGTTGGCACCGTTGCCAGGCGTCATGCCGGGGAGGTCTAGATTCTGGAGTCCAGCCAGGCGAGAAAGCCAAGCACTCGCGCCGTTGCCGCTTAGGGACGTGCGTGCGTTGTTTTCCATGTAACGGGATAGGCCACCCAAAACCTCGCTCATACGGGAGAACTGGCCGGCGCGGGCCACGGATTCGCCGATCGCCAGAGCCAGGCGCTTGCTGTCGTCGGCGCTTTTGGTCACGCCAATGCCGCGCATCTGCGAGAAGAAATCGACACCGGCAGACGGATCAAGGCCATAGGAACGCGAGAAACCGACCCCTACCCCCACCTCATCACGTAGGCCTGCCGGGTCCGAGCCATTGGAGCCAGCCTGCCGGGCGTAACGACTGGTGAGCGCCGTCGCCTCGGTGTCGGTCAGGGAAAATTCGTCCGCCAGGTCGCGGGTATTGGCCTTTAAGTCCGAAAACGAGACGTTCACGTCGCCCAGCTGGCGTTTGAGCGCGTCGACGCTGACGGCAATGTCCTTGGCTTCGCCCAGGCTGCCCAGCAGACTGGAGATTGCACCGGTAAACGCACCGATCGCAGCGCCTAAAGGGCCACCGGCTAGGCCCCCCGCCAGCGCGCCGGATGCGACACCACCAGCCAGACCTCCGACCTGACTGGCTACCCCGCCGGCAATGCCGGCAGCGGCGCCAGAGAATGCCCGCTGGCCCGCTCCGGACGACTTCTTGCGGGTACCGGACGGCTGCGGCTGCGAGGGCAATACCGTTTCGATCTGATCCGGGCCAAGGTTACCGACCATCGTTTGGGCATGACGCGAGCGCTGGGTGGGGTCAGTCCAGACCTTGTCCCAATTCACCTTATCGAACGTCAGGCCGTCCTGCCCGGCACTTTCCAGGCTTTTGCGCAGACCGGGCGACAGGCGCACCATGGTCTCGAACTCCTTGCGCATCTTCGTGGCGTCGTCCAGCGACATCTTGCTGATCGGCGCAAACTTGATATGCCCAGCCTTCTCGGCGGCTTGCCCGAGGCTGTTAAATGCCGCTTGTACCTGTTTCAGCTGGTCATTGAGATCCTGCTGATTCAGTTCGGCATTGATCGGGATCTTGATTCCCATGTGGTCAACCTACTCTATGTCTTCCCAGTCGCCCGGGTCTGGCGGGAATTCAGGCTCGACGGCGGCAGCCGAAGCGACCTCGGCGGCTCTGGCGGCGGCGCGGGCTTCGATCTCGGCCAGGTAACCGTCTTCGTCAAAATCCTCGTCCTCGATTTCTTCTGAGGCGGGGTTTTCGAGGTAGTGATAGGCCCAGTACTCGGTCTCGATTTGCGCCATGGTCATGTCGAGAAAACGCGGGTCAGTCGGGGCCAGCTTGTACTTGTGGCGAAACCAGAAGGTCATGCGGCCCGACAGGTCCTTACCTGCGCGCTTTGACTCCCGCTTTCGCTTGGCGGCGAAAGTCCTCCTCCTTAGCACGGAGCGCGCCGTACACCAGGAGGATCTTGTCGTAGCTGTCCTGCTCGAGCGGATCGAGCGTGTCCACGTCCCAGCCGGTCGGACCTTCGACCAGCAGCACTTTGAGCGTCGCCATCCAGGTACACATCTGCGCCAGGTAGGTCGTCGGGGTGTCGACACCCTCGGTGAGGCGGGAAAACTCGGCCGCAATACGCATTTCGTCGCGCATCATTCGGCGGGCGAACACGAAGTGCCCCACGTCGTCGACGTCCAGGTGGTAGTCGGTATCGCTTGCTGATCGGCTCATGAAAAACCCTTGTGGCAAATTTGGAATAAGCCGGGATTGTCCAGTCACGACACAAACAAAAAGCCCGCACGGGGCGGGCTTCTTGTTGGTTCAACGGCCGGGCTGTTAGGCGCCGGTACCGGTGACGTCCAGGGCGTAGAAAGTGCCGTTGCTCATCACAATGGCGTGCTTGCTGATTTCCAGGTCGCCGGAGGCATAGCTCACACCCGTGTAGTTGCGCAGCAAAGTGCCGTCATCCTTGGCGTACACCTCGATGCTGAACACCAGCCCCTGCAGGACAGAGTCGCCGTCCTCGGGGAAGATGCCCAAGCTACGCATGGTGTCGGCTTCCAACACCATCCGGGACACGCTCAGGGTGTGGCGCGCCATGGTGGGCACGTACTCCTGCGCGTGGATGTCACCGATGCCGGAGGCCGGCTCCGGAGAGTAGTCGTCGCTCATGCGTACCGACTGGATCATGCCGAACTGGCTGCCGTCGAAGGTGACGACAATCCGGTTACCGCTCTGAACCTTTTTGTTCGTGGTCATTGCCATGTGTCAGCCCTCCTTACGAGCTCGCAGTGCCGGTGAAAATCGACAGCGAGATCGAAACCGGGATGTAGTTGACCGGGATGACCGGAGAACAGGTGAAGGCCACAGCCAACACGTCGCCGCTGGCGGTGACGGTGATGTTTTTGTAGGCCGGGTTGTCGTCGTCGCCCGCGAGGACGCCAGGACCGGTCGGCTCAGCGACTGCCAGCGCTTTAAGGGCGGCTTTGGTGATGGCGAGAGCGCGAGCCAGGGTGACCTGGTTGTTCTTCTCGCCGCGCAGCACGTCCAGAGCCTCACGGACGGTTCGGGCGGTGTAGTCGGTTGCCCAGCCGCACGATTGCTCGACACGGTTGTACTTGGTGTCTTTCAACCAGGTGGAAATTGACTTGACGACCTTGTAACCGGTCTTGGTGTTTTCCAGGCACAGCACACCACCAGTAATCAGCGCGTCGGTGTCGGTCGGGTTGCGCAGGTTGCGCTCCAGGCCGCTGACGTTGATTGTCTTGTTGGTCAGAGCGGTGCCCGGGTTTACGCCGGCGAACATGCCGCACAGCAGAGCGGCCATATACATCGGCGCGAAAAGAACCAAGTTCTCGTTGCTGTCGTAGTCGTAGTAACCCAGGTGAACCAGCGAAGTACGGTCCGAGGCCAGCGCTTTCGCATAGGCGATCGCTGCGGTGTCGGAGGTGCCAGCCGGAGTGCCAACGATGCTACGGCGCTCCATGCGGCCATACTTGCTCATGTACTGGACATGAGAGTCAGCCATCGACCAGATGGCCGCGCTGCTGCTTACAGGGGAGATCCACTGCGCGTCGATTCCCTGCATGGTGGTGAATGCGCTACTCCACTCAGTGGTGGTGGTAACGCCTTCGGAGCCGCCAGACAGATAGACAAAGCTGGTGGTGGTCGGGGCAGCGCCGGCGCCGCTTGCGCGGGTAGCGGTGATGTAGCCCTCACCCGTGCCGTTGAGCCAGTCCACGACAGCCTGCAGGTTCGCAGTGATCGTCACCGCCTCGGTCATGACGTCTACGTTCGTCACATAGTCCAGGCCGTTCTCGGCGCTGTCATCTTCATCGGCATCGTTCGAGATCGAGGCGCTGAATCCGGTCACGGTGTTGATGTAGTCGACCACTTGCGAGTAGGTCGAGTAGGTCGCCAAGTCGACGGTTGCCACGGTTGTGCCGCTCGGCGCCTGCAGGATGATCGAGGTACCGGTAACGGTAATGGTCGCCGAGGCCTCGCTGCCGGTGTACTGCACGTCGAATGCATCGCGGGCGATATCGTCCTCGGTGTAGTAGTCGTCCACATATTGCGTGGTCACCGCCAGGCCAGTATTGGTGCCGGTTTCAACCTTGATTCTGATCTGGCTGGTCCACAGGCCATAGTCGGTCGACACGATGTCGATAACGTCGTTACCGGCAGCGTCCAGCAGAGTGGTCGAGGATTGCAGCGCCGGGTTAACGCGCACGGCGTACACGGTGGACGGGCCGCCAGTGTCGTCGCTCGGGTCGAACGCTTTCTGGATGGCGGTCAGCAGCGGACCGCTGCGCAGGGTCGCCAGGGCTTCGGCTTGGGAGCTGAAGGTCAACTGGGTGTTGGGTTCGCCCCCGGTGGAACTGCCGATGAACGCGGCATAGTTGCCCACGCCCGAACTCTGGCTAGCCATCGCCGAATCATCGACGCTGGACATAGTGGCAGGCGTAATCCAGAGCTTGCCGTTGAAGAAATACGACATTGGGGATTATTCCTCAATAACTTGCTGGGAAAAGGCGATAAAACGGGAGGCAAACTCGGACTCGTAGTCCTTCACCCGGCCGGCGGCGGATTCGGAGTAGTTGAAGGCGTTGATGAGTTCGACGCGCTTGTCACGGAGGGAGAGCCGCATCATGTATTCGCGCAGGGTTACCTGCGGCTGCGTGCTGGCTATGGTCGTGGTCGAAGTTACAGTCGCCGTTTCAGCGGTGCCGGCATCTGCCACCGTGGAGGCAGTGCTGGCGGTTGCGGTGGCCGTCGCGGTGGTTTCATCAGCCGTGGCGGTGCTTTCGGAGCTATCGTCCGAAGTAGTCGTGTCGGTCATTGGGAGGTACCTATAGAAAGGGCTGCCCGCAGGCAGCTAAAAGCGGAATTCGGGCTCAAATGTTGATCTCGCTCGTCACTTCGGTGATGGAGCCGAAGCGGCCAACCACGCGGGCCGGGGCGATGCAGGAAAAGGTCCCTACGGTCTGGTACATGGGCGCGTTGAACTCGCCGCTGACCGCATCAACGTCGGATTGGGAAAAACTGACTTGCTGGAGGCCGAGGCTGTTAAAAACGGCGAGGTTGGCGATCACCAGGCGGCGCAGCGCCTTGCGAAGCTCGATGCGCTCGTCTGAGTTGAGCGACCAGCCGATGACGCTGATTTGCACGTTGGCAATCCAGCCCTCGGTTTCGAGCCAGTCCTCACCCAGGAAGTCGTCACCCTGTATGTCCTCGCCGATACCACGCTCGCCCGGGGCTTCGTGCTCGAGCTGGACGGTAACGAGAGGGAACTTGATGCCGTGCTCGACTGACGGCGGGGCCGTGAAAACCTGTATGTAGCCGAGTTCTGGGGTGAAGTGACCCCGCGTAACTTCGGTCAACAGGCCGCGCTCCAGGCGATCGCGTAGAACAGCCACAGCGTCGGTGCTGTGGTCTTCGTAACCTGCAGTTGGAGTGCCCGAGGCGGTATCCCCGGCGACCCACGCGCCGCTGACGTAGTAATAGGGCTTGTAGAAAGCCATTACGTCGTTCAACAGGCTCTGGGCGTCTACGAATTTCTGGTCGGTGCCCAGGTACACACACACCGCACTCGCGTCATCGACACCGGTGAAGGTGTCCGCGCCTTTGCGCAGCACACGCCAGTAGCTCGCCCCTGTTGGGGGAGAGAGAAACAGTCGCAGGGCGTTGCCTGCTTGTAGGGGCCAGATGCTCGAAATCATGAGCCCATCGTCGTGTCACGACGCTGGCGGCTGTTTCATCGTGACAAGAAGATTTCGGCATGAACGAACTACAAATCAGCACCAGTATCGATATCGGCGGCCTGCTCGACCTACAGGGGATCATCAACAAGCAGGTGTTCCCCCTGCTAAACCAGGCAGTACGCGGCGTCGCCCAGCAAACCGCGTCCAACTGGCAGGAAAACGTCTACCAGGCCAAGCTCTGGAGCGGTGAAAAGAAGGCCTATGCCAAGTCCATCACCTGGGCGATGACGGGGGATTTCACTGCGCTGGTGCAGTCCGATTATCAGTACGACAGGGACATCGAGAGCGGCCGCCCGGCTCGGGACCTCAAGAAGATGCTGGACACCAGCAGCAAGGTGCGCCGGACAAAGGACGGGCGCCGGTTCCTGATCATCCCGATGCGACACAGCGTGAAGAAACTGGAGGACGCTGGCCTGTACGGCATGGCCCAGTCGTTGGAGGCGTCCAAGGTCACTGGGCAGGGGAAGCGCCAGAGCGGCGAGGTCACGCACATATCGCCAAATTCAGGCATGAGCAAGGCAGCGCACCAAACGCCCTACCTGTCGAACACCAAGACGAAGCAGGCCATGATGGTCAACCAGAACCAGTATGCATGGGGTGGGCACTTATCCCGGGCGGGCATGAAGGCCGCCGGCATAGACGCGGCAACACGCAAGTGGGCCGCCGGCATGCACCGGTTCGACACCAGCACCCCGGGGGGAGGCAAATCGAGCTCATACCTTTCATTTAGGGTCATGATGGAAAATAGCCAGGGCTGGATCGTGCCTGCACAGCCAGGCCAGTACATCGCGAAAAAGACCGCGCTGAACATGCAGATTCTTGCCCAAACGGTCTTTGCGGAGGCGGTCAAGCGCACCCTCAGCTAAGGCTTGCAGACCGGGGGCGGTCAATAGACCCCATATTCCATGCGCCCAAGGAAGTCGCGCACAAGCTCAAGGTCAGCGTCAGTAGACATCATTTCGACGGGCGCCCTGCCATCAAGGCCACGGGCTGGCGTCAACATCCACGCCTCAGCGAGGTCGCGGCCGCCGAGCACTTCGGTTGCCTTGTTTAGGATTTCCTCGTAGACAGTTGCGCTCATGTGTCCCCCTGCGGTCGTTTGCCAATGGCAAATTAGGCCAATCTGCAGGAGGACGCCACACCCCAATCAGCGACCAAGCAAATCGAATTTGCGCAACACAACCGCTTTAGGCAGGCGGACGCCGTTGTGCAGGTTCCGATTTCGGGGCAGTTCCTGATAGATGAAGTAATCGATCAGTTTGGTGCCGGTGATCGAGTACGTGGTGCCGTCTGGCGGAGCGCCGTCCGACCAAGACAGGCTTCCCGACACATCCACCGTGGGGATGCCACCCTCGATCAGGGCGGTACCGGTTGAATCCTTCCAGAACACCCGCTCGATCGACTCCACCCGGAACGACAGGCGCTCATTCGGTGCAGCCCGGATTAAGGGCGCTGAGAACCGATCGGTCGCATTACGCGCTGTCACCCGGTCAAACTGGCCAGCGTCCCAAATGACAGAGTTCTGTGGCACGCTGAGCACCAAGTCGCCGCTTTCATAAAGGCCCGATTTGGCCCATTCCATCTGCGTGCGCTGACTGGCGGCGGCCGCGCCTGCCTCGACCGGCTCCAGCCAGTAATGCCCCTTGCCGCTGCAAATCTTGCAGCGGGCATCCGGTGCGCCCGAGCTTGCGCTGTGACAGGCGCAGGAATAGGACCGCCAGAACAGGAACTGCTGCCCCATGTTCCCCAGGTGCCGGTCAAACCGCGTTGAACTGAATCGCATATGCCCTCCCCCTTAAAGCACCCGGATGCCGTGGATTTGCGTCATAAGGCCGCCGTTCGAGCCCTTCGGCCCGTTGAGGATTTCGTCGATAGAGTCATGGTAGGCCGACATATCGACCGACAGGGACTCGGACAGGCCGTCCGCCGAGATGGAACCGGACTGAGGCAGATAGGCATCGCCTACAATCTTCAACACCGCCAGTTTCTTGATCACGTCCAGCAGTTCGGGGTACTTGGTCGATACGTCCGTCAGGCCGGCGGTGTATTCGAGCTCTATCATGTTCGGGATGCTCTGCGAGGCAAACATGCCGCCCAGGACGTACACCGACATGGTCGCAAATATCGCCGGGCTGTTTGGTACCAGGCGAAGGTGGCCATATCGATTGTCGGCCTTGATCCAGTCGGCAGGGATATCCATATAACCGTCGTTACTGGCCGGATAGTTAAAGCGCAGGCGCTCGACCGAGATAATCGGTCGTTTCCGAGTAATGAAGTAGCCCCAGCGGTCCCCCTTGAACATCGACGGGTCGTAGTCATAGGGCGGATCAATCTCCCAGGCCATGCCATCCAAGGCCTCAATCTGGGCATCCGAAGGCGGTAACGGGAAGTAACGGGTGGGAACCAGCGGCACCCGGAGGGTGTGTGTTATTTCAGCCTCAGCCGTTCGCACCTTCTCCCACAGGTAGTCGTCCGACACCTTCACGTCCTGCAGGACGCCGGCAGCGGCCGCCATCAGCCGATCGGTCCTGATCTCGTTTACTACGATATCTTTGATAAACAGGGAGGTTCGCGTGGCAGCGAAAAGCGTCTCGACGATCACGCGAAACCGCTTGATCCCCACGTCGCCGGAAAGGACGAGCATGGCGTCGCCAGGCGAAAGCGCTGAGGTTTGATCGGCAGTAAAGCTGACAGCCACCACACCGGAAGCCCAATCGGCGCCGGTGGAACTGTCGGAAACTGCAGTGGTTGCCACCAGTTCCGTTTTGCCGTCCATGCTAAAAATGCGGGCGCTCAGTGCCCCGCTGACTGCCAAGGCGCTGCCGTCTTGCTGCACCTGAACAGTGAAATTCGCCGCACTGCCGGCTATGAGTGTTGGCATAGGGTCCACCTATAGAAAAGGCCGCACGGGGCGGCCTTTGTCGTGAAGTGCCAGGGTTAGCCGGCGGTGGCAGTTGTATCGACCGCAGCCGATTCAGTGCTGGCCGAAGCATCAGCTGCAACGGCAGTGTCAGCGACAGCGGTATCGGCTACAGCAGCGGTTTCAACCACGGCTGCAGTTTCAACAGTCGCCGACGCATCAGCGGCAGTGGTGTCGACCACAGTGGCAGTCTCGTCAGCATCAGCGGTTTCAACCACGGCGGCAGCGTCGTCAGTAACGGTAGTTTCAGCCACAGCAACAGCGACCGACTCATCAGCCACGGCAGCAGTCTCGACAGCAGCAGTCTCGTCGACCACGGCAACCGTTTCGGCGACAGCGATATCAGCGACAGCGGCGGACTCATCAGCTACAGCGGTTTCAGTTGCGGCAACAGCCTCGACGGCAACAGCGGCGTCAGCCACGGAAGCAGTGTCGGCAACCACAGTGGTATCAACCACAGCAGCAGTTTCAGCGACCGCGGACTCATCAGTGGCCACGGTTGCGTCAGCAGTAGCGACAGTGGTGTCGACCACGGCGGCGGTTTCAGCCACAGCAACGGCAGCAGTAGCAGCCACGGCAGCGGCAGCCTTTGCCTCGTCCTGGCTTACCAGGTCGGCCAGTTCGCTCTCAGAGACGACCAGGGCCGCGAACTTCGCCTCGAGGGCCGCCAAGCGATCCTCCAGGTCGCCAAAAATATCACCGAGCGGGATACCGCCAGGCGCTACCTTGTTGAGCTGTTCGCGTTGGGAAGGGGTTCTGTAAATCATCTGGAATCCTTAAAAAAGTGGTGCGTCAGCGGCAGAAGCCGCATCGGAATCAGGCTCTTCAGCCGAAGCGTCCGTGCCAGTGGCGGACCCGGTTTGATCACCCAGTTCATCGGTAACTGCAGGTTTGTCTCCGCCGGTTACCGCCACGGTAACCTCCGTGTCGTTACCCTCAGTTGCCGCGCTCGCACCCGCCTTTGCCGCCGTTTTACGGGCTGGCTTCTGTGCCGCTGTCGCTACCTTCGCCGCTGGAGCGGCAAGGACTTCAACCGGTGCCACATAGCCCGGGACTTCTTGATCTTCCGCAATCCTGTAGCCAGGAACTAACAGGAACCGGGCCGCAGTTACCTCGTCAACCTCCACAGAAATGGAGCCAGAGGCATGGGTCTCGAACTTGACGCCGTTGAGCCGATCAAGAAGGGTGGGATGCTCGCGAATAACAAAGGGCATTGGTCTCTCTCTACTCAGAAAAGGGGCGGCCTGAGCCGCCCCGGTCGATCAGCCGAACGGCAACCAGGTGGAAGTGCTTGGCAGGATGTTCTTGATCAGAACGTGCTGGTTACGCTTGGTGACGCGCAGATAACCGCAGATCATCTGCAACCACGGGATAACCGGGCTGTTCACCGCTGCCATCGGGATCTTCATCATCGGCAGGAACTGGCGCCAGGCGATCGCGTGGTCGGCTGGGTTCAGGTTCAGCGCGTAGGAGCACGCGGTGCCCGGAATTTCGCGGTTCAGGTCAGTGAAAGTCGTGGAGGAACCGCTTTTCGCAATGCGGGTCATTTCACGAACGTCCGACAGAACAGCGGTACCGTCCTTGCGGCCGCGATAGATCACGTAACCAGTCTCGGTCGCACCAGCCGAAGCGGTGATGGTCAGCGTCACGCTGCCACCGGCGGCGACAGTTACAGCGCCTTCGGCTGCGGTGATGGCTGCCGATTCACCCTTGTGGTTGATGCCTGTCACCCAGTACACGTACGCACCGGCGTGGGTCGATTCCCAGTAGGAGTCCGAACCGCCATCGGTAACAGCGACAGCGCTGAAGGCGGCAGGCTTGAACGCGGAGTTTGCAGCGGCGACTACGGCATGCGCGTTGTTGCGCAGTTCAAACGGAACCTGCAGCTTTTGGTCGCGAATGAATACGTCGCTGTTGGTCTTGATGGTGCCGTACGACGTCTGAATCGCGCTGACGTGGGTGCCCAGGACGGTGGAGCTTGCTGTGTTGCTCAGCAGCACGCGGAACGCCGGGTCCAGTTTCAGGTTGAGGTCGGTCTGCACGCTTGGCGGCATGTAGATGTCGGTCAGGGTGCCGAAGTTGCCGAAACCGAACACGGTCTCTGCTGCTTTAGCGATCGGGTCGATGCTCGACAGCGCGCTGGCACGCATGTCGATAACGTGGTCCGTGCTATCCAGGCTTTCGATCTGCTGACGCAGGCCGGCGAAGGATTTCGGAGTGACCTCGTCGTTACCCTCGAACATGCTGAACTCGATAGAGGTCAGTAGCTGCTTGGTACCATTGACCGATTCCAGCGATACAGCGTCCTGGATGTTGTTCTGCGATTGCAGAACGATCGGCACCTTACGGTAGGTGGTCATGTACTTGACCTTACCGACACGGCGAGCGTAATCGCCCTCAGTTTCGGAGGCCGAGCCATCTTGGTCGTTGAAGCTATCGCCCAAGAAACCGCCAATGGACGACTGCTCGCTCCATTCGTCGATCACGGCAGTGGCTTTAGGCTTCTGCAGGGCGTTAAACAGGACGAAATGCTTGTTGTCCTGCACGGTCGCCTGCAGCGTGGTGTCCAGGGACTGGATACGCAGCGCAGAACCGCCAGTCATGCCAGAAACGTCGGTCTCATAACCGGCATTCAGCGACTTTTGCAGTTCCGCCAGTTGATCCATGCCCATATCGCCGGCTTCGGTAGCACCGGAGAGGTTGGGGTTATTCAGGAAATCCATCTAATGGGTGTCTCCGGTAAATTAAATACGGGCCAGAACATCCGCCGGAATGGCGGTGCCGGACTGAATGGCGTTTTCTGCGCGAGCGACGTCGATGCCGCTGATCTTCCCGGCCTTCTGGGCGTCCAGGGCTTTAGCCAGAATCTCGGCCGGGGCCATCTGTGCGGGCTGGGATTTGCGCAAGGGCTGCTCGCCCGGGGCGGGCTTCTCGACGATTGCCAAGACGGTTTTGCGGCCGCGACCTTGGCCGGAGAGCTTCTCCAGCTGACCCTGCATCGATTTGAGAAGGGCGCCCTGCCCCTTGATGAGGTCGAGCATTGGGGTGATCGACTTAACCAGCATCTGGTCTTGGCCTTCGACGCGGTCGGCCAGTTCGTTGAGCGACTTAACCAGCTGCTCGGCATCGACCACTTCGACGTTTTCGCCGTCGATGACCATGGATTTCTTGAGGTCAGCCGGGGCTACGCTTTCGTCGCCTTCGCCTTCACCCTTGCCTTTTGCGGCTGGGGCTTTCTCTTCTTCTTCCTCTTCTTCCTCGTCGTCGCCATCGCCGCCTTCGGCTGGCATGGATTTGGTGAGGGTGCTTTGTTCCGCTGCCAGGGCGTTAATTTCGTCCAGCAGTTGGTCAAAATCGCTCATTAAGAGCCTCGTTTCGTGAGTCTATTTTTCAAATCGCAAAGGAAGCGATTCACCCATTCAGTGGCCTCGTCTCCCGAGAGCCCGAATTGCTTGGTCGAATAGGCGATCAATCCCGCAGAGGTCTGAATCTTGGCGTCACGACCCCGCACGGCGGCCGACAGGCGATCGCGGAAGTCGAAGTAGGATTGAGGGATGCCGCCCATTGACTGAACGCGCAGGGCACTGCCGCCGGTGAGCGTTGCCGAGTCGGTGCCGTAACCGGCATCCAGCGACTTGAGGAACGCAAACCCGTTCGGGGTCCAGCTTTTCGCCAGCGCTCCGAAAGGAACGGTGGCAATACCGCTGACATGCTGGTTAACCGGCTGTTGAGAAATGCCGATGTTCGTCCAGCGGACCTTGCTGACAACGCCGATCTTCTGGCCAGTTTTGGGGTCCGTTTGAACCGATTTCGCCAGAACGGCACCACCTACGCTGGGGTACCAGCGGCGTGGAGGGTTCAGCTGAGTCATCGACTCCCAAACTTGGTTTGCGCGCTCGGCCATAGGCGTGTCGCCCTTGTACAAGCGCGCTTTGACGAAGGTTGAGGCGCCCTTGACCACCACCTCATCGGGTACACCGATCTCCCAGAGCTCTGGTTGCGTGATGCCGTGGGCTTTAGCAACGGAGGGCATCGACATATGGTTGATGTCAATGTTCCCGTAGCGAAGGAAGGTCTCGGCCGAGTCTTCAAGGGCCTTTGCCAGCACGATCTCGTCTTGCTGGTCACGGGCCTCGCGGGACGCTTCCAAGTAAATAAAGCGCTCGCCTTTCTCTTCACTGGGGCGCGCTTTGAACATGCCCTCAATGCTGAGGAAGTCGGGGATATGGGCCAGTAGGCTTTCGTCTTGATTCATGGCGCCCAGTCTGTTGTCACGACTAGGGCACCGGCCCAGAGGGCTGCGGGGTGCAATTCACGGTTTGAGCGGTCGTGACGCGAGGATCACGACATCCCAAGCCTTAGAAATTCCCCCTAATGGAAAGCAACCAATCATCCAAAGTCTGTCCATGCTGCAAGCAGGACAAACCTCTTGACCAATTTGGGCGCTTGCGCGACGGCTACCAGCCCCGCTGCAAGCAATGCCGGAATGACCAACGAAAAGCCCGTTACAACGAGAACCGCGAAAAGGAACTGACCTGGCGCGCCCAGTACGTGACTAACAACCCGGACAAGTGCGCCGCCTATTCCAAGGAGTGGCGAGCCAAAAACCCGGAAAAAGCACGGTCGAAGTCCCGCGACTATTACCACCGCCATAAGGAGCAGTACCGCCAGCACGCGCTGCGCCTGAGTCGCGAAGCCTGCCGCACGCTGGCCGACAGCTACGTGCGCAAGGTCATCGCGTCCTTGGTTGGCTACGATGGCCACGAAATCACCCAGGTCGAGATCGAGCACGCCCGTCAGCGAATCCACGACAAGCGCAATGGCGTTGTCACCCGCAAGGGGGCGTCCGACCAACGCCAGACGAATCGCGCATATCTGGCCACGGACCGCGCCGAGCTGTCCGACAGCTACGTGCGCCGCCTTATCCAGGCGTCGAAGGACTACCAGGGCGGCACGATCACCGTCGAGATGATCGAGCAGGCCCGCCAGCGGATCCTGGACAAACGGGACAGGCGGAAGCAGCGCGCCGAGTGACCATGAAAAGCCGCCCTACTGGGCGGCTTTGTTTTTGCTGATCGATTTGTCCAGTTCGTCCAAGGGGTGCCCCAGACCATCCTCGAACGCCTTGATAATGGCCTCCATGTACGGGTCTTCGTCGCCCGGACAGGCGAACAAGCACCGATAAATGGCCCAGAACCACAGGCAGAACAGGATGTAGCCGATCATTTGTCGGCAGCCTCGAGCACGCTGGTGACCTTATCGACCACCAGTCGGCCGCCGATCTTAACGCTCTGGTATTCCAACTTGGTGTACCACTGACCATCCGACTCGATGTAGCACTCCCACCACTCATAGTGGCCTTCCAGATGCTTATTTTTGGCATAGAAGTGACAGCTCAGTGCGCCCGCCGGGTAGGTGAAGAGGTACACCAGGAATCCGACCAGGACAGGGATAATCATCCCTTTCAGCGCCGTCAGCAGGCCTCCAATGATTGCCTGGCGAAGGTTCGATTCGGTGTTGGTTGCGGTTTCGTTCATCGCGTTGCGTTTCCTCAGAAAATCAATAACGGCTCGGTTGTATTGGGCTTCAATCTCCACATCACCCCGGGCGATCGCCCCGGCCAAGCGATGCACCCCATCCTCCACCCACAGGTAAGGCTCGCCAGAGGGCGTGCGATGCACGCGCACCTGAAGGGGAGTCTTGTCGCTGCTCAGGTAGAAAAATGCAGCCCGGCGCGTGTGAAGTGCCACGTCGGTGTGGTCCTCGCTGGGCTGCAACTGCTCGTACTTGATCTTGCGAGCGGTTGCGTAGGCGATAACCTCGTCCACCAGAAGGGGGCGCGATTGCCCCCAAACGGCGATGTCATAAGGGGATGGCAGGACGCCAACAGGGAGTTTCATGGTCGTGGGTACCGAAGCGGGAAGCCCCCAGCTTGTTGTCACGACCAACCAGTAACTGGCGGTAATTCCGGTCAGTTACCGGACAGCACTTTTTGCAGATACGCCCCAAATTCGGGGTCGTCACCCTCTAAAATCTCCATCACAGCGACCCAGAACCCTCGACAGTTCGGGTGCGCCAGACCAGCAGGCAGGTGCCAAAGTTCGGCCTCTGTGCGCGGTACCAGTTCGTCACCCACGCGCTTGCGCGGCGCCGCCGATCGGCCAATGTTGTTTTTCCCGGGCCAAACCATGGTCTCGCCGTCCTTGTCCGGAGCGTCGGCCGCCACAACAGTGGCCACCCGGCCATGAATTCGCTTGCAGAACGCGCAAGCGGTCTCGTACTGCTCGACGCGCTTAACCTTGGTGCCTGGCTTGAGGCTGGCAATGAAACCTTGGGTCTGGCATTCGCCGGCCTCGGTGACTGCGATTCGGCGCCAGTCGCGATTAAGGCTGGCGAAGTCGTCGAAAAGCTCGGTTTCAAGCGACGGTAACTGCCCGGTGGTTTCCGCCAGTTCCAGCTGCTGCATCACGGTCTGGCGCAACTGGTGGCGGGCCTTGTCGGTCAGGGCGCGCACGTTTTCACCGGCGCGCACCTCGGCAAACTCCATGGCCGACTTTTGCTGCTTGGATAGATCGAACTGACTGGCAGCCGCCTCCGGCGTCGACGGCAGTGCAGCCAGGATCTTGTCAGCGTTCTGGGGCGTTACCAGTTTGGCGTCCAGATTTGCCTGGACCTTGCCCATCAGCACCGCCCGAGTCGCCAGCCACTGGGCCTCGGTCTTGAGCTCCTCCGCTGGCAAGTAGCGCTGCACGACGTAATCGACCGCCATCATGTGGTCCTTGACTCCCCACTTACCCGGCGGCAGCGCTTCCAGGTACAGCTTGACCAGAGAAAGCTCGTCGTCCGTCCAGCGCACCATCATCCCAGGCGCAGTGGAGGGTTTCGCGTCAGGGTTGTGGTGCTTGCCTTGCTGCCAGGCGGAAAGCTGCGTCTTGACGTGCTCCAGGCGATCGAGACCGCGCTTTGTGAACAGTTCGATTAGGCGCCGGATGAGCACGGACTCATGGGCGTCCCAAATACCGGCCCCCCGATCACCACGGGCGGCGGACTTGTAGATGAACTCCAAGGCGTCATCGGTTGCCAGGGGGCTCAGTAGTTGCAGGTCTATGTACATCGGCGCGATCCAGATCCGGGGCCAAAAAAAAGCCCGACCGTTATGACCCGGCCGGGCTTGGGTGCTTCGATCCGACTACCACGACGAACGTGGCTCAAAGCTGCGGGGTTGCTATGCCTTCCGTACTGCGTTACCGCAGCCGTCTCCCGAGCAGGGCGGGCTGATAAGTGTCCCAGAGGATTAACCCCCTCTGGCCCGGTAAGGCTTCCCGGGATCGTTGGGCCGTCTTGCTACAGGCAATTAGGCTGTCACGACCTGAGCCTGCGCCATCTAAACCACGACCCGGAGCGCGGGCAAGCCGAAGGATTTCGCCAGAGCATCGGCATCATCACCATCAACGACTGGGTCATCATCGGCGCTCTGGTCCTTGGCCTTGCTCACCTTGTCGACTGCCGCGTCAGCCGGTGGCGGTTGGTCCTGCTCGTCTCCACCAGGTGCGTCATCGGCGCCAGCCTGCATTTCGCCCTGGAACACGCCCATCAGTGACGGATTGAGCGGAGCCTCGCCCCAGCTGGCCTTTGTTTCGTCCCAGCCGTTGGCTTTGCGGCCTTCGTTGACCGAAAGCAGTTTCTGCTGCTTGTCCCAGACAACCTGCTCGTTGGCCTCGTCCAGACCGGTCCAGCGGAACACATAGTCGGGCGAGAAGTCCGCCACGATGAAGTCACTGAAAACGTCCTCGAAGTGCGCCAGCAGCGGCCGCAGGCCTTTGTCCTTGGAGTTGATCAGCTTCTCTTCGGTATCGCTGCCGCTGAGCGAGCTGGTTCCCGCCGTGAACGATTCAAAGTTGATCTCGTCCGGAGCCATGCCGTAGATCGCGCAGATGATCGACGTCAGAAACGTCATCCACTTGGCGAACATGATCTCGTTCACGTCAACGCCGAATTTCTCGAAGGCCGCCCGGGACTCTTGGTCCTTGGACACCAGGACGGGCATCTGCCAGGAGTTGTTGACGCCTTTAACCATCGCGTTCCAGTAGCGCTTGAAGTTGTTCAAGTCGTTCTGGTCGTAATTGCCGTTGAGGTGCAGCAGGCCCTTTGGTATGGCGTTGCTGTCGAAATACTTGGTGTTGTAGGTGAAGGCGTTTAGATAGCCGGTGACGACCCGAATCAGCAGCTCGGTCTCCGACATGCCGTAGCCACCATAAACCACGTCCGTACGCGGATTGCGCGGCACGTAGATCATATCGTCATGGGTATAGGCGGTGCGGATCTGCCCATCAACCACCTGCAGGGCGAAAATCTCGTCGTCACCCTCATAACCGACCTCGCTGCACAGTCGAACGGTGGCCCCGTCGACGGCGTAGAACCCGTCCATGCCACGGCGTTTGTCGCGCTTGAATTCGGTCTCGATTGGCGCACTGTCCATGATCAGGCTGTCGCGGCTGAGCTTCGCCATAAAGGTCGAGAAGTTGTCCCGCTTGAGCTTGAGACGTGCCCGGGGGTTCGATTCCCAGCCGCAGTTTGTAAAGAAGCCCTCCAGCAACTGGATCGCCTTGAGCTGATCGGCCCCCTGCGGCTTTGAGGAGTCTTTCTGGCGGATGGCGAAGCCTGGCCCCTTGCCGTTTTCCTGGACGCGGCAAAAGCGTTTTATCTGACGTTGACGGGTCAGGATCACCGAACCGAGGATTGGAGTTTGATCGACCATGGTGCGCATGGTGTCGAAGGAAAATGCACTGGGCCGATCATAATAGTCACCCATGGCCTGGACACGATGGTCGTCCAGCCACACCGACTGCATGCCCGGCTCACCGCGCCGAACGGCGGGACTTGGGAATGGCGCCGCCTGGGGGCGCGTCAAGGATTTTTGAAACTCCTGCTCTTGATACTGCCGCTGGACGAATTCGACCAGGGGCAACATATCCGGGACCGAGGAAGGCATTGCCGACTGCTGAGCGACACGCATGGCGTCGTCTCGCTCGTCTTGCGGCGCTGCGGGGTTATGGGCGGTTTGGAGGGCAATGTCAGTCATGTGGTGAGCATGGCGTCACGACGCCCCCGGTACGGCCCCGGCCGTCGTGACGACAGGCTAGGCGGAATTTCCCAAACGAGATATCCCGTCGTGTTCAGTGTTTTCGAGAAGCAACTGCGTGCCCACTTCGTTCAATCCATTCACGCCGCGGGCCTGAGCCTCAGCCTCGACACCTTCCCCAGAAGCGGTGAATTCAACGACCCTGTCACCGCCTATATGTATCAAGGGTATGCCTTGCGGGCCAAGGAATATGGGCTGCAACCAGCGGTAACCATCCGCAACCACCCGCAACCGATACTCAAGGTGAAGAAGCTTCACCGCGACGCACAAATGCCTGTCTACGCAACGCCGGGGGCTGCCTGCTTCGACATCAGCGCAGTGGTCGACGATCCAGAAGGCATTCATGTGCGACCAGGCGTCGCCGCGATTATCGACACCGGGCTCGCGTTCGAGGTGCCCGAGGGGTGGGTACTCAAGGTGTACTCGCGCAGCGGCATGGGCTTCGGCCACGGTGTACGGCTGGCCAACTGCGTTGGAATCATCGACAGCGATTTTCGCGGCGAACTGAAGATCAAGCTGGCCTGTGACCGCGACCAGATCGCCGAGAACTGGAGCTGCAATGGTTTTTCGGTGAATACCGGAAAACGCATCGCCCAAGCAATGCTGGTACCCGCGCCACAATTCCCGATCCTAGAGGCCGTGGAACTGGCGGTAACTACCCGTGGTTCCGATGGGTTTGGAAGCACAGGCGCATAGGTCGTGACCGCAAAGTTCATCCATTGCCGCGCATGACATTGTCAGCAAGCGCCCCGGAAGCGGTCACCGGGAACAGATGACACGGTGAGACCCTAGCCGGGAGGGCCGCAGCAGCGGATGGTCCGGATGAGGATAAGCGAATGGTGCCTCAGCAGAAAAAACCAGCGCAGCATGGCCACGGAAAACTAAGCCTTACTCCTGCCGGGGGCCATCCTGAAAGCTGATAGACCTGACGCATCTGGGCGACGGGGTCAGCAGACAGGTCGCTGACGGCGGGAAAGACCGCACTCCCCTCCTCCTTGCGCATGACGCAACGGCGACTGCAAGCCCCTGAATATGAACGAAAGTTAATAGCGCCTATCAGCGATGTTCATTTGACATCACGATCACGACTTGAGCAAAAAAATAGTTCAAAAATGTTCAAGTTTGCGATCCATTTGTGTCGTTCTTGTTGTAACGTCAGCCCACCGGGAAACAATCGCAAGTGCGCGATTATTCTCGGGGTTTTGTAAAGAAACCGTACATTGGCTGATGTTTTTCTTACAAGATCGACACAAAGTAGCGTGCTAAAGCAGATTTCAGATACAAGTTAGAAAGCACGGGTAAATTTTGGGAAATGAAAGCTGTACCAACCACTCAAGACATTGATTGCTGAGCCGACCGCCACCGGCCCAGCAGCGAAACGCCGACCAGTTATGACCAGGTCTACGCTTCAACCAATAGTCGCCGCAGTTGCACCTCTAGGAAAGGAAGTGTTCATGAACGAAAAAAGCATGGCGCGTTTTTTAGGCTTGGCCCCAAAAGCACAACCTACCGCCGTTACACGCGGGCTCGTTGTTGTTATGTCAGTACGCAAGGGTGGTGTCGGCCCGATTCTGCGATACACCCACCCTACCAACACCATCAGCCGCCTCGAGGCGCAAATCGAGGCTCAGCAGGCAGCCAGAAGGGAAGGCCTGACGTTCTGGACCCTCCTCGACATCTCTCCACCTGATCAAGTTGCCGTCGCGATGTAAGCCCAACAACCGGGATCTTTTGGCCTCACCGTTGCTTGTAACTCGCGGCAACGGTTGGTAACTGGGTCCCGGTTACTGCAAGTTCCGCACGTATTCGCCAACGCATACTCGATCTGAGCAACCACAGTTGAAGCTTGGATAGGCAACGCCGCCCTGACCCCCTCCGCAGCAACTCCCTGCTGATTCGCCGACTCCGGCAAGATAAATGTACTGGTCCCGTGTGCGCGTGAATACGCGACGTCACAGAGCATGTTTGCATAGCTGGTATGAGGGTCAATGCCGATCTTGACCACGCGGCGGGTGTATTTCTTCTCTTCCTCATCCTTCTCGGCAATCAGCGCGGTGCGGGTGAAGTGCAAAAACGCCACTTCACGACACGCTGCCTTGACCACCATTTCGCCTTTCTCGAAATAGTCCTGCACCAGGGCATCAGGATCCGGGAACAGACACTGGGTCAACTGAATACGCGACATCGCCGACTGCATGCACTTGTACTGGTCCAGGCGCACGGTATAGCGAGTCCGGCCATCTTCGGTGGTCCGGCGTTCGGAGGCGTTCAGGCGCGCTGTATCGCCCCAAATCATCATCTGACCGTCCATGTTGCCGTAGCCGGCCAAGAACACACGCCCCTCATGGCGCTGCGCGAAACGCTGGGCGTCGTTGTAGTTTGGTAGGGCCTCCACCACGCAGCACTGCACGTTGAAGGCATCCATAAGCTCGGAGGTCCGCGCAAATGGGTCGTTGTTGAAAATGTACTCCAGGTGGACCACAGCCTGACGTCCGTCCGGCAAGCGCTTTTTGATGATGGCAACCACGTAGTTACCACCCTGGTCGAGCCCCATGAACGTCTCGCGGTCCGACTTACGCCACAGCAGACCGTAAGCCATGCCCACGCGGGCACATTCGTTGAGCATCGCCAGATTGACCGGAGTCTGCGACGGGTCGGTGTAGGGCTTGCCGAGCTTCCGGTTATAGAAGTTCTTCATATCGTCGGCTTCGCGGTACGCCTCGATAATCTCTCGCGGTGAGATCGTCGGCGACAGGAACTGCGGGAAGTGAACCGAGACAATTGCGGCCTCGGGTACCTTTGCCAGCCATTCACCGGCCTGGGGATCGTCGATCCAGCCCGAACAGACGTGGCAGCGGTACCGATATTCGCCATACGTGGTGGGTATGCCGTCGCGTTGAACGCGCTGCGGTGCTTCTGGGTCAAAACCAATGCATTGAGGGAAGTGCTCGTCCAGCACCTGACCGGTTTCACAGTGCGGGCAGCGCGTATGGAACTGGTGCTGGGTGCCCTTCTTGTACCACCAGTGAATATCGGAATCGGGCCAGTTGGCCGTCGAACCCATGAGCGTGTAACGGATCCGTGAAGCGGACAGACGCTCGCGGGTTTTTTCCATATCCGCGATGGTCATTTCCTGCACTTCGTCGAACGACAGAACGTCCATCGGGAACGATTCGGTCGCCGTCTTACCTGTGGTCCACAGGAAGTGAAACCGAGAAGAACCGAGGTTTCGGATAAGGACGTTACCCTCCCCGCCCTTGGTGCCGCTGGCATTCTTGTCGACCATCATCCGATACACCTCGGGAATGGTCTTGATGATCGGCATAAAGCGGTGCGTGGACTTGCCGCTGGCCAGCATCTGCGACGGCATGAACATGCCAACCTTGGCCGGCGCGAATTTGATCGACAGATAGATCATCGCCAGGCATTCGAGCACCGAGAAACCTACCTGGGTGCATTTCATCACCACATGCGTCGTCAGATAGGCCTGTTTCGGGTCCGATGGGATCAAGCTGTAAATGAACCGCATCGCAGGCCGATCGGAGAGTGTGAACCGTACCCCGTCGACCTTGAGCCCGTCCTTTTCCAGGCGTTCGCACCACTCCACAAACGACTCGTTTAGCCCGATAAAACGCTGCAAGGGGTCGAGTTCAAAGGCCAACTCCAGGAATTCGGCGTTAAAACGCTGCCGCCACTCGAATTCCGTGATGCTTTCGGCCTCCTCCGCGCTTTTTCGCGGAAAAAATGGGTTCTCGTAGGCGCTATGGTGCGAGCAACGCCAAGACGGGTCCTCCAGACCACGCTCGTACAGGCGATAGAAATCGTTTCGCTTGCCGTAGGCATTGGAAAGGAACCAGACCTGACCCTTGTGCGTACGCAGCGACTCGCTAAGCAGGTCCTCCCACAGATGCAGGAAGTCCGGCACCCGGCAAACGTCGTCGACCACCACCAGGCCGAACTGGTCCAGGGTGTTGATCTTCTCGTCAAGGGAATAGAAATAGATGCTGTTGCCGTTCTGCAGCTCGACCTGGTGACCGCTGACACGACGGCGTACAAACGAGTCGATCGCACGGATCACGGTGCGTTTTACCGCAAGCATTTCCTCACGGGTCGCCGAAAACCAAGCAACAGGCGCCATGCCGGCGATCGCGCCATGCGGAGACGCAACCAGCGCCTCGATGCCGAGTGTTGTTTTGCCACCCTGCTCGCCTATGCACACGGCATTAAACCGAGCAGCGTTAGACAGGATGCGTTCTTGAACAGGGAAAGGTGCTGGGAGGCGTATTTTTAATGGGCTCATAGCCCGAGCTTGAAGTCACGACAGACCCACGGCCGGAACAGGCACCAGACCTGGACGGCGCCGAGCTGGCCACACTGGGAAGCGGCCCGGGAATACGTCAGGCGCACCGAGCAGTACGACATGACCGTTTGCAGCGGTTACAGCGAGCGGGAGCGGTGCGCGATGCCTGTAGGAGCGGACGAGATGCGCGTAACAAACAGGTACGCCGCCCAGTTACGCCGCGAAATGGAGGGGCACTGCGGGTGCGCCGCGGTATTCCAGCGCACGCTCAAGGCCTACACGGCAAGCCTTCAATACCGGCAGGACATGGCGGAGATTTACCAGGGCTGGCGCCCGCTCCACCGCCGCTAAAGCCCCGACAGTCGCGTGTCCATTGCTCAAATTTGAGGTAGGGCGTAGGATCAGAGATGCACCTACCCCAAGATGGGGGTTGCATGCTACCTACCCATAAGGGAGAGCCACGATGGCTACGATTCAACGTCAGCGTTCCGAACAGGCAGCTCGACCAAAACCGCGCGTCAGCAAGAGCAGCGTGAGCCTGACCGAAGCACTGGGCCAGGCGATCAAAGCCGGCGACGCAAAATATGACTACTTTGTTCAGAATGGCAGGCTGCCTCTGACTAAGTGAGGGGTTTTGTATCCACGCATTGAAGTAACTCAGCAGTTCATGCAAGACGTCCCTGATTGGGGCGTCATCTACACCGCCTTCTACAACTACAAACTTTGCGGAATTCTCCCGGACAACTTCGGCCGCGACGCTTACATCCATCCCCGCCCCCTGTATCACCTCCAGGTCACGACGAATCCGATCATCATCGCCCGATGGTCCAAGACCGACGTGATCTTCAAGCGCACAGTTTTGAAAGACGTCGAAGCTGAACATGACCATTGGCTGCTTTACGCCCATGACGTGCCCGGCAACCGATACCTTTTGCTGGCCATCTTTGGCCCAAATGCCCACCAAGACAAAGACCGCGACAATTACCTGCGGACTTTGAAGGTCGAAGTCGTTGACCCATGGATGACGGGGACCCTCACCTGCTACGAGCCGCCGGAAGACGACTGACCAGACAGCGGCAGGCAGTCGAAGACCGCACTAGCCTCAATGCGGCTTCGGCCTCCTGTCCGCCTAAGCTCTACTCATAGACCCGTTTATACTTTTCTTTGATGTGGAGCTGTGCGTCGAGTATTTCCTCGTCCGCCGTAATAGGCCAAACCAAGTCGGCGCCCATATTCGTCGCCCCTCTGAAAAAGTAATTACGACCGGCCACAAACGCAAAATCACGAGTCACGTCTTGAAGCAGGCCTTTGACCATAATGACGGTATGGGCTCCGCCCTCTACTTCTAGATAGAAAAACTCCCCATTGTCTATGTCCGCTGCTTTTTTTCCGTCAACGACAACATCTGTATCCACCGCCGCGCCGAAAAGCCCTGTGTTCCAGCGGTAAAAATAAAGCCCCGCCTTGCCCGCGGCCGGAGTCGTGAAGTCTCTAGTGGTATCAATTGTGGTTGCGGGAGGGGTTGCACATCCCGTTAGCGCGATACAGAAGGAAACTAAAACCACTTTGAAATAATGCAACACTTGTAGCCTCCATGGAGAGTCTCGCTCCCTTCTAGTCAGTATGGGCTATCAATAATAGCAGATTAATATCACCCCTCAGAGCACGCTGCCCTGATAGGCGGAATCGCGTCAACCTTCAAGGCCCGTGCACCAGAAACACAAACCTCCAGGCTGCCAGTAACAACGAATGTTGATCGACGACTCTAGCGCCGGACCTGATCACCGCGCACCCGATAACCGGCTGCAACTACACTTGGTTATTGCGGCTGCAGGACGATGGATGAGCCAGCCTTCACGATAGCTTCAATCCACTCCCCGGCAGAGATGCTCAACGCTGTTCTAGCTTTAACAACATGAACAGCCAGAGCAGGTCACAGGCTATGAGGAATCACTGCCAGGATCAAAGTCCCCTAAAGGCAAGGGCACCCCCGGTGGGGCAGGTACCTGATGTACACCATAAGGAACATCGGGAGCAGCGACGGCGGAGCGCCCCTTAAACGCGATCACAGCGGCGAATTTCTCGACCTCTTCGATGATGTGGCGGTGAGCAGCCACGGTCTGCCGTGCAAGGCCCGCCATGCGCGCTATAGCGACGCTGGTGAGCTCTTGGCCCCGCTGCTGCAATAGACGGCAAGCGGCCCTCACCTTCGATTCTGTGGCTTGATGGCGCAGGTCGTGGGTGCGCTTGGCTGACATGCGCTGACGCTCGGCCAGTGGCAGGCTGGAATCCAGCGCCATGGCGCCACGGTGGACGCGAGAACTGCCGTAATACTTGCTCCACGTCCAGTTCGCCACGGACTTGACCGTCGCACGCAGCGAGGACTCAGGCAGGTTCGTAGACATGCCCCACTTGGCGAAACCGTTGTTGTTGTGCGCGAACGCACGCAGCAGCGCCAGAAACGAGGAAAAACACCCCGCTTCGCGCTGCCGGTTAACGATGCTGTATGCGTAATAGCGCAGCTGCTCGAACATCAAGCAGTGCCGGGAGTGACTGACCTCGACCAGAGAGCGGCGGACTGCCCACGGCTTCGTCGTCTCAAGTTCGACGTATTCAGCCAGGTCGCCGAGATCGTAGACGTGGTCGTGCAGATCCATCGTCGCCCACCACGGATGGCCGGGCGTCTTGGCGACAGGGCCGCTGTGGTATTCGAGATCCGCGTCCAGCACCAGGGCAAACGCCTGATACACGGCTTTCATGTAGTTGATGGGCGCGTGGCGAGCGTTGTCCGACGTGCAGACGGGGGCAATGGCGTAGTAGAGGTGGCAATGGCCGTTGTTGCGGTTGCGCACGATCATGTTGGGCGCAGGCAGGCCCTTCTCTTCCCATATCAGGGAGTTCGCATGATCGAGGTCGAAGACCAGCCACGACGTCATCCCCGGGCGGTTAACCTGCATATAGGGGTAGTTGACGGCGTACTCCCGCGGACGAATCCGGGTTGCCGTCTTGTCATCGCTGCAGCGGGCAAGATACGAGGCTTCCTCAAGAACACGGCTCAGGGCCGATCCTTTCAGGTAGTAACGCTCGCCCGCAGGCTGGACCTTTTCGAGTTTTTTCGGCTTTACCGACATACCCTGCCGCCAAAACGGCGGCAAGCAGACGGACGGACGCAAAAAATAATGCGCCCACACTTGCACACGGATGCGCAGGTATCCATAATCTCACCTAGCTGTTACGTGAGCACTACAACGGTTTTCCGCCAAGAAATCTGACGTTGAGTGCTCATTTTTTTTGCCCCGAGTTTATGCTTCGGGGGGCTCATCCAAATCGTAATCTCTTAAATCGAACGACAACTGCGGGTTATCAATGCCCTCGTCTAGTTGCCGGACGTACTCCTGCACGGCCTCCCGAAGTCTCTTTGACATATTCGTCCCTCTCTCGCGCATCGCAGCATCAAAGCGGCGCTTGGTGCGCTCGTCTATTTTGAAGCTGGAAACTATGTATCTGGGGCTATCCAATATCTAAATCCTCGGTACTACCGTTTCACCCGTCGTGACGGGCTGGATATCAAGATAGGCCGTGCCCACAGCCACGTCAAGCGCTGGAGCCCTTGTTTTATATGACTTTGCGGGAACCGAAAGGTGGTTACAGGTAGTTACCCAGAGTTACTACGACCCTCGGACATCCCCATCAAACGCCTCAGAGGGCCAGCCCACGGACTCCCGAGCCGGATCGCCATGAATGCGGCAGCGGTTGGTGTTGACGTGTTTAAACCAGCCCACCGGATCATCATCGAGGTCAGGCTCAAACGCCTGCATGGCGCTGATCGCCACGCGCATATTCTTATAGCAGTAGCTGTCGCCCGGACCGGCATAGTCCATCCCGACGTGCAGACGCCAGTTGAAACCCATGCGCAGGACGCCCAGCTGGGTGCCGTCATTCGTGACGCGATGGGCGATGTAGCCCCATTCGGCCAGTTGTTCGTGAGGTATAGGAATCATAGATAGAGGTGGCGTTCTTTAGGGTAACCGGGCGTGGTTACCCGGCGTTTCTGTCCAGCAGGAAGGGGTAGGCGCGCAGGATGCGCGGGACAATACAAGAGACTGTATGTCCCGGCAAACCGCAAGGGTTAGCGAGCCGTCCGGTAGACCTGAGCCTCGATCACCGCTCCCGTTGTCACCTTCCAGAACACTGCAAGGCAATGCGGACATTGCCCCATCGTTTTCCAAGTTTCGCCTGCAGGCGCCGGCAAGGTTTCAATCGCAACCGAGCAGCATGGGCAGGCGTAGGCGACCAACACCACCCCAGCGGCGCGTAGGCGTTCGTTGTGCCGGAGATAGCGTTGCATCAGCGTGCTCATCTGCGCCCCCTTAAAGTGGCAAGCCACGCTGACGGGGGCTTGCGTACGGCGGCACCGGCTGCAGGTCGGCCATGATGTGCCAGACGCGGCCGTAAGCGGTGGCCAGCTTCTTGTCGCCAACAGAGTTTTTGAAGTTGGGGTAGTTGATCGCCATAGCGAGGTCGGCCAGCTTGGCACCTACTACCGCCTTGGGCAGAACCGCACGGAACTGGTAGTCGTTACCGATGGTTTCCCGCACGTCAGCGTCAGGGAAAACATTGCGGATGTCTTTCGGGCGGCGGCTGCGCACCAGGAGCTCGTCCGGGCCACAGTCCTTGTTCACGATCGAAAGGAAAGCGTTGTTGGTGCAGATCCACATAGGGGCATCTCCTGTTGAGTTGCCCCTATATTACTCAAATTTGATTAATCATCTAGTGGTTTCTAAGTTAATCAGTCAAATAAATCAGAATGCTCATTGCCCCACTTCGACTTTTGCGTCGGTGCCTTCTTCGGTGGTTCCGGCGCCGGGCCAGCGCCGATCACTTCGGCGATACCGTGATCCGACCACATATTGAGGTGGTCATAGAGTTTGTCCTTTGGAACAAGGTGGACCGCCTGCGACTCCCAGCCCATTGCTGTGGGGGTTCCGCCGATCCGCTGCGCACGGTAGATGCGCGCTTTCGACATGGTGCGCTCGAAGTCGCCGAGAAAACCGGTAATCCGAACCTTCAAACCGCTCTCTTCAAACGCCTCCTTGACCGCGTTGGCCTGCAGTGAAAGGCCCTCCTCGGCCGTGCCTTTCGGGAAGCTGGCCTCGTAGCCGCCGAACTGGTTGGACGGCGCAATGAGCCAGACACGACCGTCCGGCTCCTCGATCACCACACCACTGGCGGCGTACTTCTTGCTCCCCTGGACGAATGGGGGCTCGTCCAGGTCATCGTCAACGCCGTCGACATAGTCCCAGCCGTCCGCCGTTACAGGATGGTCCTTCCATTCGCGGAACGGGATGCCATTCAGGCCTAACGGCACGTCACCGTCAGGCACGAACGTGGCGACAGCCTGGGGGTTATGCCATGTGCTCGCCGCGCTCGCATTGGAAGGTGCGTGCAACTTGACCGGCGCGCCCTTGTCATCGAACTGCGGGTGGAAGTGGTGAGCCGGCGCCGCAGCAGACTGCACCTTGGTGTTGTACGGCTTCACGTAGGTGCCGTCTGCACGGGCGTGGCCTTTGACGTAGGCCTTGGCGAGATCGGTCATCGTTGTGCCCCAGGCTTGCGACCCAGCAGCACGTCAACAGCATCGTCTACGACTTCAGTCAGGCCGGCCTGCACCTCTTCCTCAGTCATCGCCCCCTCTTCGAGGTTGATCGAGGCCTCCAGCGCCTGCAGCGCTAGGAAATTGAAATAGGCCTCGGCCGGCGTCGCGTAGTCGGCGACATCCGGCGTCGTTACGCGCAGGTAAATGCCCAGGCGGTGCGGGCTGTTCCAAGGCTGGGCGGCATAGCTGCTGTTTTCACCCATGACGATCTGTGCGTTTCGGGCGCACATAGCCGCGATCCGGGCCGATGAGGCATCGCCATCGCCGTCCTGGTGGAACTTGGCGCGCTCGGTGAACACTGCGCCCAGGAACTCGCGCACCAGGTGGTTTATCACCTGGGGGTCGCCCAGGTAGTTATTGGTTTCGATGCCGTCTACGGCGGTCTGGAGGCCGTCGCGGCGGTTTGCTTCAAGATTGTCCATGTTTCCCCTTGTTCGCTTCCAGTTCGGAAACGTAGGTCTCGTCGGGTGGCAGCATCAGCACGTCGAGTTCAATTCGTTCCTTACCTTTGTGCGGGTCGAAGACCTTCTGGCAGGACATAATAACGAACCGCTGCCCGGGCAAGGTTGTGATCTCTTTTTCACTGCTGAAAGACCCCGAACCAAAGCTATCAACGGCCTTTGCCCCCTTCGCGTAACGAATCCGGATCCGGTCAGCCCCGAAACCCGAGGTGCCATTAGGGACGTACGAGCAGCACATCGAGCCGGGGTTTTGAAACACCGTGCCAGGCTGAGCCTTGAGCATCTGCTGCTTCATATCCCCCGAGAAGTTGATCCACTTATAAATCTCGAAGCCTTCGGGTTTTTCGGTAGCGAACGAATAAGCATCGAGGACCATGCCGGTCGCGTCCCGCCCATCGCTTGTGACCATTAAACCATCACGGAAATTGTCGTTGTAGGACCCTGACGACTGAATCCCATTAATAAATCGCTTTACCAGGCGATTCGACGCCAGGCCCGCATAAGCCAGCTTTGCAGACGACCGCATGGCCTCCGTTAACGACGGTGTGCCGACAGGGCTGCTTTGGAAGGCCAAGGTCTTGCTACCGCCTGCAGGAAGCAGCGCGACCGCCGGTTTGGTGTGGCCCAGGGCGATCCAGAACGCCAAGCGGGAGTTGGCGTGTACCTTGTTGATGGTGACGCCGTATTTCGCGCTCTGGAAGGCGTCTGAAACCTTCTTGAGGCCGACAGCCATCACCGATTTAAACGCTTTCAGGCGCTCCGGCGGGTGCGCAATGTAGTTCAGCGTCGACACCAAGTCCGACCAATACGCCTTTACATGCTGCGACGGGTGCTGCTCGATATGCTGGCTGCCCGCCGCCTCCCCTGTTTCCTTGTCCACGGCGTCAAAGTGATAGTCCTTCAAGGCAATCAAGTTGCCTTTGGACGCGAACGCCAATAGATCCTGCTCGGCCTTGAGGTTGGTCTCGTTGACGTGCGGTTTCGACGACAGGCCGTTACCGGCACCTTTCCAGTTGTGGAAGTCGTGCGGTTGCGGCAGGTCGCTTGCCTTTACGTCGAGCTTGGTCGGGTCTGGCTTCGGCTTGGCCTTGGATGCTGCGGCCTTTTTGACAGCCTTGGGGAACTGTTCGAGCAAATTCTCTTTGCGAGCAATCAGCGTCTCCACCAGGTGCGCTTTTTTCGCCAGGTCACCGGGGCCGTGCTTCATCACCAGGTCGTAAATCTCGTCGTCAGACACCGCGACGACCTTAGCCACCGATGCGGTAATGTCGGCCTTCGTCAGCTTGCCGAAGACCACCGAGGCCGCATGGTTGATTTTCGGGTCGCGCATGGTGTCGATTTCGGTCACTTGGTTTCCGAAAGCCTTCTTACCGCCCATGGCGCGATATTCAAGGGCGCCGCCGGCGTCCACGCGCACGGCCTTGCCATTGGCATCCAGCTGCAGGTTGTCGTATTCCAGGCCAACCGCGTCCCAGTTACCCAACCAGGCGTCGACAGCGAAACCAGCGCTGGTACCGTCTGCCTTTGCCATTTCAGCCGGCGGTGCCTTGGTCACCTCCTCCCATTTGCTGGCAATACCGATCTGCCCGTTATGGGTAACCAACTTGCAGTTCTGTCCAGTTACCCCTGCTGCAGCGTACAGCTGGGCCGCCAGAACTTCGGACTTGGCCATGTCCTCGTCCTTGGGAAATTTGCAGTACCAAGCCACGCCATCGGGGTCGACATACTTGCCGCCGGGATTCGAGCCGAGCTGACCGCCGACCTTCGACCAGGCATCCATCGATGGCGGCTTATCCCCCGCTGGAGCAGCTGGCGCCGTTGGTGCAGCAGCCTTGCCCTTGCCCTTCGGCACAGGACCTACGGCAGCCTTTAGCGCCTCAACATAGTGATACAGGGCGACGTGCGACCCCTCGGGCATGCTGAGGAAGCCGGTAATTTTTACCGATCCGCCCCCCGGCCTCGGCAAGGTGACAATCGTCTTACCTGATTTCTTCATCACCTTTGTGGTGCCGACAAGCGCAGCTGGGCCTTCGGCCTTGACCTTTTGCAGCAGCGTGTGGATGCAGCCAGCGACCACCTCGGGCTTTTTGAAATCCGTCAGATGCGGCAACGGCACCTGGGCGACCGCATACATGGCCGCTTCGTGGGGATTATCGACGCCAGGAACCTTGTGCCAATGGCCGTCTTTGAAAACGAGCATTCCATCGGCGCCCTGTTTCATTTCACCCTCAAGCGGCCCGGCAGGATCCGGTGAAGCTGATGCAGGTTTTTCCGGTGCAGGGGTGGCGGCAGGGGCAGCAGGGGCAGCGGCCGGGCTTTCTTTCAACGCGGCGATTGCGGCGGCGGCGATCTTCGCCTGCTTCTTTCCGTACGTGTTGCTGCCAAACTTCATCGCCTCGAGGCCGGCCACGTCGCCGGCGTAAGCCAACGCCTTGATCTTCTCGAGCTTGCCGTTATGGCTCTTGGCGTTGGTGTTGCTCTCGGGCAGTAGCAGGCCATCCCAAGGCATTTTGTCGAGGTTTACGTGAGAGGGTGACTGGCCGGAACTGGCGGTAACCTTCTCCGGTTCCACAGCGTTCGGGGCGGGCTCCGGCGCCTTGGCGACAGGCGCCGGGGAGGGCGCAAGCGCCGGAGGTGGGGCGAACTTTTGCGGGTCGAGCTCGGAAAGGGCCTGCTGCGCGTAGACCTGCGCAGCCGGGGAGTACGTCATGCCATCCACTTCTTTGCCGCTGGCAATGTCATGGATCGAATCGGTCTGGAGCTCCGCGTAGTAATGGTTGATGGCGTCCTTTTCGGCCTCCATGGCGTCGCCCGGATCCACGTCGCCGAAGTGCTTGGCGGCCGGGTTCATCGCCGCAACCTTGGCCGGATCGTGCGGCAGGTGATCCTCATGACCCCACGCGGCGTAAATCTGGTGGATTGCCGCCTGATGCAGGGCAATCAGCTTTTTCGAGTTCGCCGTCTTCCCCGCCCAGGTCTGCCCCTTGAGCTTGTGTCCGTCTGCCTTGAGGTCTTCCAGGGATACAGCATCCTGATCATGCGCCAAGTCCAGTATCTGCTGGGCTACCTTCTCGTAATGAGATTTGACCCCGGTGGTGGTTTTCCCCTCGGCGAAGTCGGGCATTTTCAGGGCGCCGGCAGCCGCAGAACTTTCGGTAACTGCCGGTGGTTCCCCCGCGTTACCGCTGGAGTTAGCCGCGGATATCTTTGAGGCGACCAAAGCGGCGTGGTGAACCGGAGTGCCTTCGGCGTAGGTGTTGAGGAAGTAGTTAAACGCCTCTTTATCACCGTCCTCGATCGCTTCGTCCAGAGCGGCCTGTATCTGGGGCGTCATGTGGCCAACGCTGGTCCCGCCGGTTTTCGACTCGCGGGCTGAATCGGACGCGGCCACGTCTGCAGGCTTAGCCTCGGCGCCGGGCATTGATGCCAACTGACCGGCCTTCGCCTGTTTCACCGCGTCGAAGTCAGCAGTGCTGGCGAACTTGGAGAGGTAAATCTGCCCGTACATTTGGGCTGCCGACACGCTGGCCGAGTTCTTGATCTTGTCCAGGAGTTCCAGCGCTTCCGGGTTAGAACTGGCGGTAACTGCGGGCGGTTCCTTCTGGTTGCCGGCAGGGGAGGCCTTTACAGCGGCGTGTTCGCCAGGCTTTTGCCCGGCCGATACCTGGTGCTGGCTGCCCATTTTACCCAAGAGGAAGTTAGCCACTGCTGCCTGTTTCTTGCCGTGGGTATTCACGCCGTAGCCGTGACCAAGGATGGCCGTGGCGTCGCCGTTTTCGCCATGGGCGAGCAGCTTGGGCAAATGAACGTCGTTGAAGGCTGCCATTTCCTTGTTGGTGGCGGCCTTGTCCGTGGGGTACTTGAGCTTGTCGATCTGTTCGGCCGACAAGGATATAGGGCTGTGCTTACCACCCGCCTCGGGGTGCGCTGCTTGGGGTGCGCCTTTGGGTGCCGGTTTCTCCTGCTTGATAGCGTGCCATCTACCCTGCAATAGGTAATAGCCCGCTTGGTGGGCAATTTTTGACTTGATCAGCAACAGAACTCGGGGAGCCGCTGCCGTGGGGGCGGTAGGTATATTCATGACGCGATTCTTGCGTCACGACGGGGGCCTCACTGCCGACGCCGCGCCCGTCCCGCGCCCGAAGTTTGGGGAAGTTCGGCGCCGGTACCGCAGCGTAGGCCCATGGCCGCCTTGGTCGTCAGACTTAGGATCAGATGTCAGCGATTCCGGGGGATTTGGTCATCGCAATGCGAGCTGTAGGCGGCGTCAGCCCACTCTAGCCATTCGCGCAGTTCATCATCCGGAACGATCCCGTGCCGGTTCAACTCGAAGGCGCGGTCCCGAAGGCGCAGATGCCAGCCCCCCAGATCACGCTGGCGCCCAAGCTCATCATTGAGTATGGCCTCCCATTCAGCCTGGGCGGCCTCGAAACCTGGATGAAGCTCGATGTCGTTCACATGCTATCTCCTCGGTGGATAGCCATATGACCGTGGCTCCGAACCGCCGTGCGGTTTCTCGGGATCCAACGAAAAACCCCGCCAAGGCGGCGGGGTAGGGTAGCGGGTGGCCGAACCGATCAAGGCTCATCCAGAGCCAGGGCGAATGCCTCCAACGGCGTCGGCAAACCAACAGCCCGGCGCGTCAGCCCGTGATGTTCAACGGCCGACTCCAGTTCGTTGATCAGCTTGGCAGTGCTGGGCCTTCCGATGAATCCACGCAGCAGCGCTGGCGGGAGCGCGGCACACACCGCCGCCCATGCCCGCGACAGGCGCCACATACACTCAGGCGGAGCGGAAACCACCAAAACGATGTGCTGAATCCAGCTATCGTCCAACCGAACCACAGTCGGGTTATCCGGGTCCCGGAAAAACCTAAGACGCTCAGGCATAGCCGACAGCACCAGCGAACGCAGGTGCGGCCAATCAACAACGCACAGGCTGTCCTCTCCCAACCGAGTCATGCAGCCTCAGCCTCAAGCGCCGCCGGAGCGGGCAGGGCAAGCACTCGGGCGCCCCGAATTTGGTGAACAGGAGCAGGGGCGTCGATCAATGCCCGGTCGACGTTGATGCGGTATGTCGTCGCAAAACGGCGCAGTGGGACGGACTGGGAAGTTTCACGGCGAGAGGCGCGACGTCCAGCGGCATAGCCGAACGCGAAGGTGGTAGCGCAAATAGCGGCGGTCAAAATCATGATGCACTCGCAACGAATTCGAGACAGACAAAAACGGCAGGGTCACGAATGAGCCTGCCGCTTGGTTCCAGCAGCGATGAGTTAAGCGGCTTCGCGACCCATGACCGGATCAAGCTCGATCAAAGCAAGCAGCGCGTTGCGATGGCGGTGTGTCAGGTCGCGGAAACGGGCGATCAATTCGCGCTCACCGGCCGAAAGCTCGGCGGCGTTGACGTGGGTGCCGGCGCGGCCTTCGTAAGCCAAGGTCCGCTCGATGCGAGCAATGATTTCAGAATTCATGCTGCGATGGTTTTCCCCCGCAACTTCGGAGATGCGATCGCGCATCCCATTCGGTAAGCGGACGACGAACTTATCGGCACTGCGGCTATTTGTCATTTGGTATTGCTGAGACATTTTCTCTTTCCTTTCCGTTACGGCCGAAGCCGCGTATTGCTGTGGCGTACATTGGTAGTTTACGGGACCTAAGCGGCGTCTAGCCAGCACCTATCGGGGGGAACACCGGGGCTGGTTGGTTTAAGCGTTACTGCGAAGTGCGGCGCGCAGTTCGCGGTGGTCCATGTTGCGGATGTCAGTCATCCGGACGAAGTACGCCTCCCAAGCGTCCGGCGCTTCGACGATGCTCTCAGCAGGGCGGACTAGACGGGCAAACAGTTCGCGGCGAGCTATGGTGCAGAACACCAGCAAAGCCTCGCCGGCTTGGTTCGGGTTGTAGCCGTGACGTTCGGTGGTGGCCATGTAGGGCGCTCCGTGGGATCAAAAATTGTAGTCGTGGAACTTGCGAGGCTTCTCTTCACGGCGGAACTTGCTGCCCTGGTTGTACCAGCGGCCATCCTTGCGCAGGTGCAGGCGGATGACTGCGGCGTCCGGTTGGCTGGTGATGATCCATTTCTGGCTGCCCTGATTCGAGCAGTGGCCGGCGAAGCCACCAACGTGAATCTCCGGCCTCCAGTTCGAATCAAGGACCGCGGACATAGCGCGCACTTCGATGATCTTGGAGGAAACTTCACGCACCACCTCGAAAGGGTCCACATCGCTGTAGCCGATGCGATTGGCGAAGCCGGCCGGGGTAATGTTGGTTTGGTTTTCCATGTTCTGCTCCTGTGCAGGACTGCTCTGCTGGTAGAACTATGATTGATCGAATTTGATTAACGGTCTACTGATTTCTAAGGATATGTAACATTTAATAGATTCAGACATCCCGCCAGACCCGCCGTCACCCTCACAGTTCGTGCAGCCGGTAAGCGCCCAGTAACTCGGCGTAAAGGTATCCGCAGCCACACTCCAGATCAGGAGAGGGCAACATTCGGACGGGGGGCAGGGGTAGGTAGCTGGGCAGGGGATAGATGCATGGTGTCCGCTCCGGAATTGAAGCGACCCATGCTTTCGTCACGACCTACAAAGGGGGCCGGATGCCCGTGTGGCGCCCGAACTTTTCAACGGGCGCCGCTGAGGCCCGCAAACCGGAGCCGCGTGGCATCGGGTCGTCAGACTTGGTATCCGGTGTCAGCCCTGGAAGAACCAGGCGAACGTGTGGCCGTGTTGTTCAAGGTGGTAGCTGCGGATCTCGACCACAAGGTCGATACCAGGTGCATTGGGTTCTGAAAGCCACCGGTGGGAACTGGCAAGACAAGGAGTGAACGGCACGTCCAGGCGCGGGCCACAGAGCGCAGCTTTCCATTGGCCGTCTAGGGGGCCACCAATGCACAGGTAGGAACGGTCTGGGTATTCAACGAGGGTTTCATTAAGCGATAGATGCACGGCGAAGGCTCTCGTGGGAAAGTCCGAGAGGCTGCCATCACGACCTACGCAAGCCCGGGAGCGGCGGCGTAACTGCGCGGAACTACCCGCAGTTACCCGGCACTTGCCGGACTAAGGCCCGACGTCTTCCAGCGGCCACACGACCGACCTCGTCACTTTCAACGAGCGCCGCTGAGGCCCGCAAACCGGGGCCGCGTGGCGTCGTAAGACTTGGTATCCGGCTACGCTACTGGAACATCCAGACATCACCATGGACAGCGACGGGCTGTTGCAAACGTCTTTCTCTGGACATGGCACAATGATGACCTCACCACCGCCAAGATTGAGCGACGACGTTTGAGCACGGACACTCTCCTACCCAAGATTTCCGAAGTAAAGGGCCAGCCCACTTGGGTTGATAGCCATCTACCCGACCTGCGTACCCTTGCACGTGAGCTGCGTACACACGCCCTTGAAGAGGTGATTGCGGCGACCAGTCATGAGGATGCCATCGAGGTGACAGCTCAGCACCTTGGATTTATTGACCCCGCGATCTTGTCCCTAACCGTCGAGACGCCCATGGGGGAGGTAACGATTCTGCGCAGCAGCATTTATCACATCGTCGAAAAGCGACTGGATGCCCGTGAGCGCTACGTAAGACTGGCTTTAGATACGCTTACCGGGCCGCTGGAAGTCTGGAAAGTGGCTTTCACGGACGGTACTGACCGTTTGGCTTTTATCGGCGCGTATGAATCTAAGCGGCAGATGCTAGTAAGCGTTGTGTTCTTCGAGGGCCAAATGCTGTGGAACTTCATGCACACAGACGCGAAGTCTCTCAACAAGCATCGCCATGGCGATCTGCTGTACAAGCGCTACACGCTTTTTTGAAGGAAAAAAAAGGGCTACTGGTTAAAGTAGCCCTCGAATTCGAAGCTTGATATTCATATACACACCCTCAAGCAGGGGTGTGGAGGTCTCACCCTACGCTGATGTTCCAGCCATCGACGGGGTTCCTACGCCAGTTATAGCCGCTGGAGGCAACTGGTTTCGCGCTCAAGTACAATCATATACAAGGTCACACTTGTGTCAACCAAATTTGATGAATGGCCGTGATTTTCCGGGGCTTCCGATCCCGAAGCGAGCCCGGGCGGCGGCGGAACTGCGCGGAACTACCCGCAGTTACCCGGCGCTTGCCGGACTAAGGCCCGACGTCTTCCAGCGGACACACGACCGATCTCGTCAACCAAGCCTCAGTTAGTCGACCGGAGTCTGGCGGTTGCAACAAAAACCGAAAATTCTTCATTGCCAGCCCGGGTCGCTTCGCCCACCACAGTGGCAATGTTCCGACTGCCCTTCTTGGCGCGGGGTTTCGGCTTAACCTGCGATTTTGCAGGGGTACCCATCAAATGCATCATCTTTAACACTCCATTGGGTGGTGATACCCAATACCACGCCGATGGTAAATCACCAGCAACGACACACTGACGCCGGACGGGGTCCGAGGTATTCACTCAGGCTCGCCAACGGGCGACAGTTCAGACACAGGGAGTTTCCCATGCCGAGCAAAATGCTCGAGCACTGCATCACCAGCGAGACCACCCTGGCGGATGACTTCAACGTCGCTTTTGCTACCACGCTTCGTCTTTGGCACGAAGGTGGGCTGCGGGTTAACTGAAGAAACATGAGCCATGAGCTACCTCCAATCTGTGCGCTGCACCTCGATACGTCACGGTGCCTTTTTGATTAAGACCAATGCAATTGGCGCTGGGCGCCAATCATTGCTCCGAAATACAAAACTACACCTTGGGGTCAAGGATTGCAGGACATCGCCATAGCTTACCGGTGGTGATGAAATGGTTGAAATGCTTCTCACCAACCAGCGCAGCCTCCGTCACTACGAGAAGCGGCGGCCGATTGCCTTTTTTGCGGCGGGGCTTCGGCTTGTCAGGTTCGGTCAACTCCACCTCGGCAGCCTCGTCATCAGTTCCTGCAGACGCTGATTATCCTTTAAAGGATTCGCGTCGAGCGCTTTCTCTAATTGGTCGAATGCCTCGGTGAAAGGGCGGTGGCGATCATCGTAGTCACAGATCAATACCGCCATCACGTTGACCAGGCTGTCGAGCGGGTGGTCGTTGTCGTAGCCGGTCACCTTCTGTAACTCGTCCAGGGCAGCGACAAGCGCGTCACATTCTGCGTCGTTAGTTGGAGCGACCAGATAACGGGCCAGGTGCGGCCAGTGGATCGCAGCAAGCTCGGGAAAGTCCATGGCAACCTCCGAATGGTGGTGGGGAAAGCATGGCAGTTTTTGCCGACCCGTGCCCGTGTCGCGCCCTAAATTTTACCCGGTGCGGCTATGCCCAGCAAATGCAGGGGAGGGGGGAGGGTAGTGGTCAGACTACGAATCAG